TCATCCATTACGACTTTCGTCTTTCCCATACCTGAAAAGGTACTTAGCTTGCATTGCCTTAAAGAAATTAGGGTTTGATATCTCATGCAATTGTTCCTTTTCAATAATACCCAAAAGGACCTCAGCTTTTATAATCGCCTCACCCCATTTATCCAGATTTTCATCACTTTCGGGTTCCACCAGAACAAGATGAACATCACTACTACCGCTTCGGGTAACTTTGGTTTCCAGTTTAAAATCCCTTCTCTCCACTTCATCACGTCTTCTAAAAGCAACCAAAAGGTTTTTCCGACTGTCTCCTAACAGGCGGAATAAAAAATTTTCGACTCTATTTTCTTGGGCACTTCTTCGCTCAATTTGGTTGACGTTCCTTTTATGCTGTTCATCTGATATAATTTTGTTTGCCTGTACTTCTTCGTCTTCATCTTCTTCATCAATTATGTGAACTTCCTTCTCGTCGTACCAGTAAGTATGGCGGCCTTTCATTTTTTCAAAACGTTGAGCAGAAATACCGAATTTGTCAGGCTCATATATGTCAGTGATTATGCCTGTAATAATGCCTTTAAATCCTGTTAAACGATGTACAGCTTTCTTGCCTAAAATTCCCATAGTCTATAACTTTTTCAGAGGGGTGAAATAATATTTATTTTAAAAACAGACAGACGATCAGCAAGCCAATGATTAGCATTAAATACTATGTCATTATCATCGAATGGAAATCTATTTCTACGTAAGACCATCTCCTTAAAATAGTAATAAAAAATAATTTAATCTGGGCGGATAGCTTTTTCAGCAGGCTCTGCCACTCTCCTTAGGCTTTCAATAAATTCAAAAAATGGAGGTAATTCTGTATGTTGGCTGTCTCTCTCTTTTCGTTGCTCCGGACTTTTTAACCTGGCAATAGCCTTTTCAATTTGCGCTATCTCCTCGGTTAGGAGGCTTTTACTTTGCTGACCTTCTTCCAGACTCTGAATACAGTATTTCAACTCAGACTTTTTACTATCCAGCAACATTTCTATTGCTTTTATCCCTTTTTCCATAATTGCAGTTTTTATTTTATGATTAAAAATTCTTCAATTTCAGGTGCTTTACGGGCACTTTTTAATGTAACAAGCTCTTCCGGCAGCTTTAAACCAAACAGCTTTAGTAATGCGGTAACCATCTCGGGTGAAACATAAAACTCTTCCGGAATATTAGCATCGCAGCATTGCTGCACAGCTTCGGCACTCACCGGGTGACCTGTTTCCTTGCTCAGCCACTGGGCAACGATCTGCTTGCCGGTCTCGTACTTATTCTTGCCATATTTGCTGATGATCAGCTCTTTTAATCGGTAACAAAGCATGGGCTTTACATTTTTATTGACAGGCAGACATTATCCACTATTACAGGCTGGCCATGCTTAAGGCTGTCCCATACCAGGTGCTTGCCTGTGGCTGCTATAGCTTCTTCTGCAAAAAAGCCATCTATGATGGTGATAAATTCGTCAGATTCTACTTCTCTTTTATTGAGATCAAATTGCATCGTCTTACCACTGGCAATTTTAACCTCCCCTATATCTGACCTAAAGTATTTCATAGCTGGTTATTTATTTTAGTTGATCCGTACCTGTAGCTGCAGTTTTCGTAACATCTTCTTAAATAAGCATTCTTAATGGGATTGCTTCAATTTCTGCAGAAGGCGCTTTTTGTTCAAGCAATTCTTTCTGAAACTCGTCCGTTCTCGGTTCATCTTTATCAATCGCTATTCTTGTAATGTAACAATGCACCTTTATTCCGCTTTCGGTATGACCTTCCCAAATTCTTGCTGGGACCTCATTTAAGTGAATAATTTTTGATGTACTTTCTATAGTAATTTTCATAGCCTTTTATTGCTTAGGTTTTTTTAATAATGACCCTACGATAAACCCAATACTATACCCTGCTGTAAGGCATACGGATGCAATTATTATAATTTCACTAATACTATTTCTAAAATTGCCGGCGCTTACCCGACCGGCTTAGGTCATGTGACCCACATGAAGTGTTTCATGAAAAAAGGGCAATTGTTCTACTCTAACATTACCTTGTGGCGGGAGAAGGATTCGAACCTCCGACCTCTGGGTTATGAGCCCAACGAGCTGCCGCTGCTCTATCCCGCTATGTTCCGGGCAAGTATATACAAGCCCGGATTTTTCTTATTCAAAAAATCCAATACCCTATGAAAACTAAACCGTACAGGAGGCAGGAATCGAACCTGCAGCTTTAGAGCGGTAGTCTCGTTAGATTTCCCATTAACCCTTTGCGTTTGACCAATTCCGCCACTCCTGTAAAATAGCCCTCCTGTAGATACAGGAGTGGCCTTCTAACGATTGCTATATGTGAACCTATAAAAAAGTAACCTCAACAAGAGTCTTCATTAATCTATCGTACTTCTTTTTGTACAAATCCTCGTCAGCTTCACTTAAAAACGCCCATTTTACAAATTGTTCGTTTACCGTCACTGCGCTCCAGTTACCTTGCGAATCCAATTGAACATGCTTATTCATGAGCTCGTCAGTCTTTTCTTTTGACAGATTCAGCGCCTCTTTGTTATCATTATAAAAAGCAGCAACTTTGTCGCGATTTAAAAAATTGAAAGAAGGGAAATTATTTTTCTGTTTGCATATGTCCCTTTCCAGCAAAATCAAATCCTCATTAGATATTTTTACTTTCATAACTGCAGGTTAAAATCCTTTAAAAAATTGGCGGCCGCCAGTGACCGGCTAAGCCGCCTTTTCCATCTCTATGTTTAACATCAAACCATCTTCAGGCAGCCTGTTTTTCTATAATGTGGTTTATCTTTTCCAGGCTGACAACATTCTTCTTTATAGCTTCCAGCAGCAAGGCGCCCATTGCGTCAGGCATGCGCAGCGCTATCTTGCTTTCCACTTCAAATATTTTTTCTAAAGAGATTTCGTAACCGCGATCGTTTTTTGTAAGGAGGAAATAGGGCAAAGCCTTTTCAACATCTTTTATACTGTAGGCCGGAATGATAAAGGGTTTATTTGTTTCGTCAAGCAAATGCATGCTTTTTTGGTAATAGCCGTCATGATCGAAAAGACAGGTATCAAGCTTTATGTCTTCGCCGTTAATACTCCACCTGTAGTGGGTGTTGTGCGATAGGCCAAAGGTTGTAAGATCGTGGCAAAGCCTGGGGCTTACAAAATTTTCATAAAGAGCACAGTCATGGATAGTGATAATAGTAATCATAGCATGGGTTTGTTTTGCGTTTTCTTTTCCTGCCACCACTGCTGCAGCAGCGCTGAGTGGATGGTTATGTTTCTGGTTTCATAACAAAAAACTACATGGTCTAACCTCGTCTCCGGCTTCACGATATATCCGTCTGCCGCTGCACTTTTTCTGATTACTTCTGCCAGATAGTGCGCGGGCTTGCCGCATTCTATATAGGCCAATACATCACTTATGTGTTGAAACCGAAACTTTCTTACGGCTTCCACTTTCAGCAGACCTATATTTTCATTCTTGTACAAACCAGTCAGCATATTGCCTGCAAAAAACCGTTCGCTGTCTTCCAATTGCACAGATCCGAAACAATCCGTAAAAAGTTTACCATTGTAGTTATGAGAAAAACTGACTCTTTCCATCATGCAACCTGCCTCTTAAAGGATGATAGAGGCAAACCGCCAAAGCTCCCTCTCCGTGAGGAGAGGGCGGGGGGTGAGGCGGCTCTTGCACGGTTTTTCTTAGCATTAATAACCTCAATTATCTCGGCTGTAGTAAACTGCTTACTTACCTCATGTTGTGCAGACCTTATTCGTTCTTCCTGCAGGCGCATTTGTTCATGTAAATCCGGGTGAGTCATACAATTGCTTTTTTTTTTATTGATGTATTAGCAGCAGGTGTTACCTGCATAGTAGTATTTCTTTTTACAATTGGGAAATATTTCATCCCTATCTACTGTTTCCATACCAGCAGCAGCGACTTCCTGCAGCAAAGCATTGCTAATTTTTGCATTTGGTGGTATGCTCATATAACCACCTTTTGGCTTTGTCGTTGCATAAATAGCTCTTACGTCGCTGTAAGGCTTTAAGATATTGCCGGTGTAATCAACTAACACAGTTATACGCTCAATTTTATTGTCTTTAAATTCAATTCTCGATTCTAAAATTTGGTAGTCCATTTTTTGAAAGTTTGTACAAGTGCGTTATAGTATAAATTTTATTAGTTCTTTATGCAGCCTTAAAGATTTCCTTAATAAATCTCATCAGATCCTTATTATTTTCCATCTCGTGCACCGCGGCAAAAGTCTGAACCTGGCCCGGCGTCAGCTCTATATCATCCCACTCAAGCGATACAAGGCTTTCCTTCTGCACCGGTTCGCCCTTCGGGCCGCAAATGGTTTCAAACTTTTTAATAAACATCTTTACCACGTCGCCTTTCACGGCGTAGGTTTTTATAAGCCCGTGTTTTTTCCAAAATGCAGCCACTTCCAAAGGTGTGGTCAGGTGTATATATTTTATGCCGGTCTTGTAGCTGTAGCAAAGGCGTACAGAAGTTTCATTTTTTACAAAGAAGCTTTTGGGCGGCAGCTCTATATCATTTTCTATAAAATGCCTGCATTTGATTTTGAATAAGGTTAACATCTTTGGTTTTTTTAAGTGATTTTTTGTTAAGGGTATTTATACTTTATTATAGAAATAATTAAGTTTTGGTTTTTCACTTTTACCGGATGTTAAGAATGCACGTTTTCGACCTCTGTATTGAATTCCTGAGGCTCTGTCAGTTCAATGGAATTATTCAATTTGAGCCGTTCGCGTATTATACCAAGACTGGTAGCTGTAGTGAGGCTGTCGTCGTTCTCACGTCTCCACTTGTCGATGGTATAAGTGCTTACCCGATTCGCTGCAGCTAAAGCGCCCTGAAGAATAGGGTCTTTTCTGATAGCATCTAAGTATTGTTGTTTAAGCGTAAGTATTTGCATAGCTTTCCTTATATTTACCATGCTTAATTGCACGGTATAATTACAAAGTAAAGCTACTTAAAAAAAATCAGTAACCAAATATTTTACTGAATATTTTAATATATTTATTTTAATAATACTTAACAATAACATTTATAGTACCGCTAAAAATAAAAAGAATGAAAAGAATTTTTGAAAAAATAGAGTTTGAAGGGCATTCATACTCAGAATTGACGGATGATGAAAGCCGGTCAATTATAGAAAAAGTGGTTGCTAAGCTAAAACCACTAGAAGATCAAATATCGGAAGATCCGAAAGGAATTATATCAGTTTTTAAATCTGGAAAAGCTTTTTCAAGCATGTTTGAGACGAGTTTGGCCACTAAGATAACTAAGCTTCTTCAACAGTGAGATTATCAGAAGAACTGTCATGATATGTTATTGAAAGCTTGGAACCCTTTGCATATAACTCGTCTAATATTTTCAATAAAGGCCTTCTGAGTTCTTTAGTAAGGTTGTCTGGATCGCCAGTAAGGCTTATATTAATAACATAATTTATTTTGAACATAATAAAAACAAAAATACTTAAAATATTCAGTAAAGATGCAGATCGAAAGTCCAAAAAAAAGATTAATTAAATTTATTAAAAGTCTGAAACTTGGACAAACTGCATTTGAATCAAAAATAGGTCTATCAAGAGGTGCTATTAGTAATATGAAAGATACCAGTGGTATAACAAGTAAGGTAATTGGAAAAATTAAAAATGTTTATCCAGAATCAAACCCAACTTGGCTGTTAACCGGCGAAGGTGAAATGCTCAAAAATCAATCCATAAAAGCCATTGAAAATTACAACCCGGAACATAACGAAACTGTAACTGCAGAGGCAGATCACCCGGTAACGAATGAAGGTTTTAAAGATAGATTTTACCAACAGTTAGAAGAAAACAACCAGTTGCTCAAAGAGAAGGCAAAAGAGCATCAGCAATTAATAGCACAGGTACAAAAAGATTTAAGTGACGTTTTAGGAAATCAGTTAACGATGGTAGCGATGGGTCAGGCTTTTCGTGACCAGGTTTTGGAGCTTCTTTCTCCGGACAATCATCGAAGTCTGAAGCGAACTGTTGACAGTAAAGGCGCTGCACTGCTGAAGGCTTTAAAGAAAAGGGGCAATCGGATAGAAACGGACACTTAGAGCAAAAATCAGTCATTATAATTTTCTTTATAAAGACGAAACATTGAAGTACTAATATTTTAATTTGTAACCACATAAATATGTGATATGGATACTAAAAAATTTAATGAGTTTGACACTAATTCCCATTTTAAATTTTCTAATCCTTCAGTCATAGAAAAGGATTTAAGAACACTGACAGGCATTCTGGCTGGTATTCAAAGCGACAGTGTAATTACACCTCGAGAACACGCAGAGCTTACTGGATGGATTCAGTATAACAGAATATATGAAGAAAAGCAACCTTACAAAGAGATAATAGGATTAATTAGAGAGGCAATCGCAGACAATATCTTAACCGATGAAGAATGTAGAGATATCTGTTGGTATTGCAATCAATATATAGAAAAGATCGGTTATTATAATGTTGTTACTTCAGGCATACAGAGACTTACCGGCATTTTGCAAGGCATCGCAATAGATGAACAAATCAATTTAAAAGAACTTACATATTTAGATAACTGGCTTGAAGAAAATGATTATTTGAGAAATAGCTGGCCCTATGATGAAATTTATAACGTTACTACAAGTATAATCCAGGATCGTATTATAACTAAAGAAGAGCATGAAACTTTTATAAATTTTGCAAAAGCCGTTGTCGGTAAAGCTGATAATTCTAACATGGCTTTACTTGCTTTATTAAAGACAGGTTTCTATCAAATAGAGCCCAGTATTACAATTGCTGAAAAAACCTTTTGTATAACAGGTTTATCTAAAAAGTTTAAACGAAAAGAGATTGCTGAAAAAATAGAATTATATGGGGGATACGTAGTAGATAATATAAGTAAAAAGCTTAATTATTTAATTGTTTGCGACGAAAAAAATAGTTGCTGGGCTTTTACATGTTATGGAAGAAAGATCGAGGAAGCAATGACTCATAGGAAAAATGGCTTGCCTCTGGTAATTGTTCATGAGTATGACCTTTATGATGCACTTGAAGATATGTGAAGAAAATTAATAAAAAATTTGAAAGGACCGATAGTTAAAATTCGTTTCACTCATCATTCTGACAATATTCTAACCTTATAGCGACTGTGTCTTTCAATGCACGAATGGCTAAGTCGGCAACGATTACTGCTTTTTGAAAAGGCAGGCCATCCAATGCCATAAGCACATTATTAATATTATTAGTAAGGTTATGATCAATTGCAAACAGCTCATCGTTTTGAAGACGCCGCACCTTACAATTTTGAGTTGACATTGAAGTAAATTTTTTGCATTAAGAAACGCAATAGACCCAAATATACAGAATTTCTCAAATGAAGGAGGCTTTGTTGCACAGGAGGAACATTTTGAAAACAATATAAAGAAGCTAATGTATGAAGTTGATAACCTTAAGAAGCAGCTTGACGCGGATCATCTTGAGCAGGCTAATAAAATTTCCGCTATCGCCGCTGCCATCTTTAGCGGGTTGAGCCTCTTTAAGAAGTGAAACGTGCCTTGTAAAATCATCTAAAAGATTACTTGTTCGCTTAACTCTTAAAAAATAAGGATATGCTTCCCAGTCTTTATAGACTACATCGCCGTTTTTCATTACAATCCGTTCACGGGCCTTAATTATGCCACCTGTGCCTCTTTTTTCACCTATAAGATGAATAGTCAATTCTATTTTATCTGTTATTAAGTTTTCCATAGTGGTACTACATCTTATAAAAAAACTCAAATATATATAATTTACAAAACAAAATATGGCGCTATCAAGGTTTTAAGGTTATACTTGTAAGATTAAATAAGTGCAATTAAAATTATGACAGCAACGTGTGTTCAATGCGGACAACCGGCTACGGTAAAATTTGGCAATGACCCCGACCTGAGAGGAGTGCATGCATGCGATAAATGCAAGGAAAAGGTAAGTCTTGCATTGTTGCTGATGATGAACGGAGAAATGTCTTTTGAAAAAGCTTTAAAAAACCTTACAAAATAGTTGCATATCAAGCATACAAACACTTTTGATGGAATTTATTTTTCAAACACTGTATGTATCAGTAGAATTTCCGGTTACCGGATACCGAATATTGGAGGTGGACACTAATGTCTATTTTGCAAATCCTGTAACTGCCTGGCCTTATCACTATTATCAGCAGCCGCCCGAATTTTATTTTACTAAAATAAAAGGTAAATGGCTATCAGATATCTATGTAAGAAATGATTTGCTTGAATCGTTAGGAAAAGAACTGGGCGCTTACTTGTCTTCACCTGCCTGAATATTTCTACAAAGCCACCAAATCAATCTCCATGTCTTTGCCTAATGGTATCGTTGGGTACGTTTTATATGGCAGGTACAGCACATTATTAATTTCGTAGCAGTTGTTTTCTTTTAGCTCCTGCATCACCTTTTGGTCTGTCTGTATGCTGGTTTTTACGATTTGCATATTTTCCTTCATGTCCTGCCACACCTGGTGAAAGCTTTTGGCCATGCCATCTGCGCCCTGCCAGGCTAAGCTGTAAGGAACAATGTTGTTATTGACCACGTCACGGCTGTGATTGAAGCTCACCGGTATTTCAATGTTATTGATGCTTCTTTTCTTAATATAAAAAATCCGCAGGCCAAAATCGTTGACCACTTTTATGCCTTTGTTGCTGATGTAGCTGCCTGGTTGTTTGCAGCCAACATAATTTCTCTTCTCCCGCAGGCCGGTTGTTGTGTTTTCTTCAACGTATGTGCATAACGTACTTATATTGAATTCTACAGACCGGTCACCATTGCCTGATACATAAGCATTGAGTCGCTCTGCATATACTTCCCATTTAACCGGTGATGCAGTGGCATCTGCCACAATGTAATACAGGTTTTCAGACTCTACAAAAGCAATATCGTCTGTTGTGAGCTGGCGGCCGGCGTTTATGGCGGCGAGGCCGGCTATAGTTGCCAAGGTGGCTACCACTGTTTTATCATTCAGGTCTTTAACCTGTTCGCCAAAATAGCTGTCATTGCTGTCAACAATATAGTTGAGTTTGTACCCGTTTTCTGTGCTGCCGGCATTTTCGTAAGCGCTGCTGAACTGGCTGCTACAGATATTATTCAGGCTAAGTATTTTTCGGTTTACCAGGTCTTTTTTGCGGTAGTGCAACTGCAGTTGGTTGACACCGGCGAAGCCGGCATAAATATTAAACAGGCCAAGAATGCTTTTGATGAAGTCTGCAACGGACATTTTGGGCAGGTGGTTCGACGGGGTAATGGACCGGTTAAAATCCTGGGCAATAGTGGGGGCGTAATTCTCGATGCCGTACTGGTTAAAAATATACAGATCGTCGAAGTCGGTACCGTCTAAAAAGTCGCCCGATACTGTAAACCCAAATTGCTCAATTGCCTGCCGAAATACATATTTCAGGTTAAAAAAAGGAACGGTTCGGTAATTCATGTATTCCGGATTACCTGCCGGTGCAGGCAATCCTGCATTGGCGCTCTGCGGGCGGCCAAATGTATAGCCCGAACCGGTAAGGATAACCGTGTTGACCGTATCCCTAGCCAAAAATTCTGCATCCGGAGAACTCGTATCACTTGAAGCGAAAAAATCTTCTATAGCTACCGGCGCAAAAGCGAGATATGGATATTGAGGGTAATTACCCTGCATGGTGTTAAATGCAAACGTACGGCTATCTATATTTTGCCAGGTAATTACCCCGCCTAACCGCAGGTCCTGCAACGTTTTGTTTTTTATTAAGGAACCAAAAATCCCTTTGCTGCCGCTGATCGTGGCGCTGAAGCTTCCTCGTTGGTACGAAAACGATCCGCTTTTTTCTAAAATGGTAAGGATTGCCGAAGGCAGTTCGGGAAACAGATCGTTGTAAACGGTCACGCGCCACGACTTCTCTTTCTTGCCAAAGTTTTCAAGGCGCTCGGCAAAACCTGTAAGACGGCGGTTATTTTCCGTCCAGGGAAAATCAATAGGCAAAGAAAATTCGCCGGTGCTGAGGTCTTCATCAAAAGGTTCTGAAAGACTTTCGATATCGAGAACCGTTCCGGGAGCCAGGTCGAGGAAGCCGGATTCATCAGGGCCGTATAGGTAGATTTGAAGCATAGTCCCCCAACCCCTAAAGGGGGGTATTGGGATGTATCAAAAATGAGCTGACGTCGCAACTGAAAAAAGGACATGGAGACTCCCTTTAGGGCTGTGGGCTCATTGATTTAACCCGCTGGCCTTCTTAGCCAACTCATACTTCGCCCTTTTTTCATCAATATCTTTCAGCAACACATAATTCCTGTTATTAACTTTCCAGTTCTTTACTTCTGCCCTTGTTTGCTGCTGTTCGCTTATTAGTTGCCGTAACAGGCCATTTGTCTCAGCGTTGTCATTGCCGGCGCTCGTGTTGCCGTCTATCGGCCTTATGAGGCCGCCCTGCTCCATGATGCGGGGCATGTTGGGGTTTATGTATACTGGTCTCTCTGTTCGCCACTTAGGCATCTCTACCACTGCGCCACCTGCCCAATTGACGCCGCCGTAGCGGCTGTTTATACGGCTGGCAATTTGTGACGGTGTACCCGTAACTGTCAACTGGTCATTGCTGCGCATAGCCCGGCCGGTCAGCACAGCTTCATCTTTCTCGAGCAGCATTTTTGTTTTACCGGTGCGGGGATCCACTACGTGCAGCCCTCTTTCTTTCTCCCGGTGATATGGACCTGAGTCTAACAGGCCACCGGTGCCGAGCTCGGGTAGTGGTGTGGCAATGATGCTGCCTATTTGCGCAAGGCCGGTGATGCCGGCAGCAATGGATAAAGCCACACCTGCAAACCCGCCGGGATCGGCTAACATCTTGATGATGGCAGCGCTGGTGTTTACGATCGCACTGAAAATATTTAAAGCTTTGTCACGCTTGGCCTGCTGCCTGGCTATTTCCTTTTTCTTCGTCTCACTTTCATCGTCCAGTTTTTGAGTCTTCAGGTTGTACTGTTCCTGGCTGAGAAGCTTGCTGTCTAACTGTTTTTTATACTCGGCTTTCTTTTTATTATTGCGGTTTACTTCATTCTGCAGTTGCCGGTTTTCAAGCGTGTTCAGGAAGTTGCTTAATGAGCTTGCGGCAGTCATGTAAGCATCTACATACTTCATTACGGCATCTACTTTGGCTGTAATCTTATCAGCTTCAATCTGCTTTTCGGCAGCATCAAATTCCGCGTCTACCTGCTCTAATTTTTGACGAAGATTTGTCCGTATTAATAATTCTGCGGCTTCACGCTCCGCCCCCGTTGAGGATAGCTTTGCTCTTTCATCGTCCGCTTCTTTTTCCAGGGCGTCGGACTTCATTTGCCGCTGGTGGTCGGCAAGGTCTTTTTGTGCGGCAAAATAACCGTCGTTGTCTTTTTTGGAATAAGCGACGGCAATTTTTGTCTGAATGACAGATTCTTTTCCGCTGTTGCGCAAGTCTTCCATTAAGGCTCTTTCGGCTTTTTGGTCTTCGAGCGATTTTACGAGATCATTTGTCTGCTTGTCAAGTTGCTCTTTCTTTAACCTGGTTACATCTTTAGCAGCCTGCTCTGCGGCCGGCAAAATTTTACCTTCAATCGTTACGGTAAGGCTGGAAAATTCTTCTGCGGCCTGCAACTGATCTTGCTTGCTTTGAATATCAACCTGCCTGATATTAGCCTCGTAATCTGCTTTGCTTATCTCACCGTTAACAAAGCGTTGTGCCTGCTTATTTTTTTGGTCTTCGTAAAATACTTGGGTGGACTGTTGCTGGCTTGTATACGCTTTAGTAAGATTATCCTTTATCTCTTTCTGCTCTTTTTCAAAAGCTTCTTTGCGTTGTTTTTCACCCAGTGCGTTCAGCTCGGCCTGTTCAGCTTTGGTAATATCTTCACGGTTACCGAGTATACTTTTGGCTTTTCCTTTTAAACTGGCAGCGAAATGATCATACTCTTTAAGCAGTTCAACATACTTGTGCTTTACATTGTCAATCTCCTGCTGATCTTTAGACTTTGCCGCTTCTTCAGCATGAAACTTTAATTCCTGCAGTTTTTTATAGAATTCCTGGGCCTGTTTCAGGGTTTGGTCATCCTTTTTTTCTCCTGAAGTTTTTCCATTAAGCGCATCCAACTCATCCTGCAGTTTTTTCCTTTCATCAAAGTTTTTTCTCAATGCATTTTTATCTGTTATGTCAATATTTTCATAGGCTTCATTTAAGGCTTTTATCTGGTCCTGAATAGATTTTATAGTACGAGATGTAGAATCTGAAGTTATTTTGCTTGTTGAATCAGAAGCTTTTTTTACATTTTTTTCAACTGCTTTTGCATGGTCTTGATATAAAATAGTCAACTCGTCATTTAACTTTTTGATTTCATTATTCTTTTCTACGAGTTTTTTGGCGTCTTCGTCAGGTCCAAATAAAGCATTCTTTAATATAATTCCTGTTTGAGATGAGGAACCTTTTTGCTGAAGTTTTGTTTTGGACTCGCTTGCTTCTCCTGTGAGCTCAATTACCTTCTTTTCTTTTTCCTGTATTATTGATTGTCTTGCTTTTTCCTGGTTGACTTCACGAAGGTTTTTAATATAATTTTTCATTATTTCTGCTCCTTCCTGTGTCCTTATATTTTCCAGTGTCAGACCTTTCAGGTATTCGGGATTAATAGCTATTAATTCATTTAATAATTTTTTCTTTGCCTCATAACCAAGTGAAGTAGATTGTAACGTTTTGAACAAAGATTGCGCTTTGGCTTCCTCGTCCGATGACAGTTCAATTACTTTCTTTTGCAATTCAGCCTGAACTCTCTGCGTTGCTGTTAGCTGCGCAACTTTGGAAGTCAAATAACTGATTGCAGCAGCAAGCGCAAAAACCACCGCGACAACGACGCCGAGAGGGTTTGCTTCTAATGCGAGATTCCACAGTCGCTGAGCAACCGTGGCGATTTTTATTTTACCAGTAAGAATGTCTTTCGCGTATGCATAGGCTGTAGTCAGTGCAGTATTAACAGCTTTTTGAACAGCTTCTATTTTATCGGCAGCAGTTTCAAACAACGTTGCTGCCCGGGCCAAAAGTGTTGACTGTGCCGCTCTTGTTTTTGCGGCAACATAAGTAAGTATAACACCGGTTAAAATAATTAAGGATGTCCTGTTTTCTTCCAGCCACTTAGGAAGCTCTTTTAAGAACTGTATAAGGTTATAAGCACTTTCAGCAGCGCCTTTCAAAAAGTTGGTTACACCAGGTGCTGTAAGCAGGCTGTTGAATTCTTTGGATAGCTTATCGAGTGTCGCTCCAAATGTTTGATTTTTAATATTGAATTCTCCTATTACGCTATCCTGGTTTTTAAGGGCGGTAGTAGCAAGGTTAATTTTGTCAGAAACGGTGGCAGAGTTGGTACCTACTTTACTTAATACCTCGGCTATAGCTGCGCTTCCCACCTCAGCATCGGCCAGTTTATTAGCAAATTCAGTTGCATTTCCTTTGCTTGAAGCAAAACCCTGAGACACCAGTAAAAAAGCTTTGCTGATATCTGTATTTACAAGATCAGAAAATTGTTTAATAGATTTTATAGAGGGATCTACAGATGCAGCGATCGCATAAAAATCTTCAGGCGCTTTGCTTATTTTTTGCAGCAGCTTAATTGTTGCAGTACTTCCTCTTTCTGCTGTTATCCCTAGCTCCTGAAAGGCGGCAGACAGTCCAAAAGTTTGCCCGGCAGTGAGACCATAGATGCTTCCTGCGGCGCCTATCCTTTGTGCAAAATCACTGACCACAGGCGCTGTTGCCACACCGGCTGCACCTAATACGTTGAGTGCATTACCGATATGCAATAAATCAGTGTCAACCTTATCGGTTCTGATGTCGGCAAATGTGTTTCTCAGCTTGGCTACTGCATTGGTAATTTCTTCTGCGCCACCAGCAAACTCATCTCCCAGCGCTACATTCAGTTTATCTATAGCAGCCGTAAATCCCAATAAATCACCTTTTGCAATCCCTAGCTGTCCGCCAACTTTAGCAATATCTCTCAGGTGTTCGGCGGATGTACGTGTATCAATGCTTTTGAGCTGCTTGTTAAAAGCAGCCATTTCCTCTTCAGATAAACCTGCAGATTTTCTGATGTCAGCTAAGCTGTCACTAAGTTTACCAGCACCATTAATAATATTTGAAAACTGATTTGTTATAAATTCAAAACCGAGATAAGCCGCAGCAGCTACGCCAAATTGTTTTACCTCGTCTTTTATTTTAGAAAAGAAGGAAGCTAAACCCTGTACCCCGTTTTTAACGTCGTATATCCGGCTTTCTACTTTTTCAATTTGCGCCTGCAGGTCTTTAAATTCGTTGGTAAAAGGGACAACAGATCCTTTTAATGCTTTAAGCCTCGTGAGTTCCTGGTTAAGTTCTTTTTGAGAAAGTGCGGTAAAGCCAATTTGTTTTTTGAGGCCATCCATTTCCGCAGTAATCTTGCTGAGGTCAGCTTTCTTGTCTATAAATGCCTGCGTACCCTTTACAAGGCCTTCCATTTCCAGCTTTGTATCTGCAGCTTTTTTGCGCAAATCATTTAACTGATTCTGGGCCTGGTTGCCGTTAACATTTACATTAAGATTGATGACATCGGTACGTACGGACATGAAAAAAGCCTCACCGGATTGTTAGGTGAGGCTATAAATTTCATTCTGCATCTTGGCTGAGAAAAGGACAAGGCTACACAGCCCGTACCAACTGCCTTCTCCTTTTGATTTCTTCATCGAATTCTGTCAATTCAATTTCTGAGACATACATTTCATTAAGAAGGCTGGGGAGCTGTACGTAAAAGTCTGGTTGTATGCCCAGGCTTTTTATATCTTTTTTGTGCTTGCGGCTCAGGTATGCGGCAACGTCGCCATAGTAGTTTTCAGTTTCTTTTACAGACAAGTCCTTTACACTCTTCAGCATTGCCTTATCGTAAAAAACGCCGTTTATGTACATTTTAAGGCTTGTCATTAACAAGAGCTGATTATACTGCCAAGATATACATTTTTATATCACAACATAGCCTGTACCTGCAAGTAATTTTGTGTCACGTTGGTATTCAGAACTGTATTGAAAGATGCCAGGGAACTCAAATGTTGAAATAGGGCCATCATAAATTTTAATCTGTGTGCCGGTAATGGTATAAGGGGTATTGGTGGTTTTGTCAATAGTGATATTGCTATGTGAGCGCTGATGCACTTTTACCTCTGTGTTGACAGCGATCCCGGCAACGGTTGCGGGTATTGTACCGGCAGGGTCATTGAAAACATCAATCCATATTTCACCCTTTTTATATCGGCCGTCAAAATTGCTGCTCTCTACCACATTTCTGTACACCAGCTTTGCGTAAACATTGGTTACCACTGCGCCCACGGCTACTACGTTTATGTTTACCCGGCCGGTCACGGTTTCCGTGCTGCCCACTTCTCTTACCTGGTAGTCGAAATAATCGCTCCCGGCAAATGCGGCAGACTGTGGCAGGTAATTAACCGTACCGTCGGCATATATAATATAAAAGCCGCCAACCGCTGTACCCCCCGTAAATGGCACTGCCTCTATAGCATTGCCGTCTGGGTCGTAGTCGTCTGCCAGCACCGAGCCGGGCAGCGTAACGTAGGCAGTATGTCCTGCATCTATGGTATAGGTATTGTCGGCGACTACGGGCGGCTGCTTTGCTATTAAAGGAATGGTGATAACGGTAGATGGCCCCAGGCTGACCGGGTTGCTGTCAGCGTCACAAATGGTACGGGCTGTGATTTCTATTGTCTTAAAAAGAACGATATCAGGCAGATTTATATTTAGCAGCACAGACCGGGCATTACCTGTATACGTATATGTGTACACACGGTTATTCAGTATGCCGCCCGGGCCTGAAATCGGATTGTCTACTACTTTCGGCCTTACCTCTACCTGTACCTGGTCGTAGGGTATCTGCAGGGAATACATGATCAGATAGCTGTCTCTGCTGATTATGGTTACCTCAAAGCTTTCTACGGGCGGGCACGCGCTGTCTGCGGAAGATGGCATCAGCATTCGTGGTGTAAAAAACCGGTTGTTAAAAGCATGCTGCCACTCGATCTGCGTACTTATCAGTGAGTCGCGATTGGTGTAAAACGTAGTGCTTTTGGTATTTATGACGACTGGCAGCAACTTTCCATCTACGAGCTCATATTTTTGCGGTGATAAAAAAAGGTCTCTCAGCTTGTCTGCAGCCTGGCGGCTGAGGAAGCCGGTATCGCCTTTAAACTTTGCGGATTCCTCACTCACATTGTCTGTCACCTGCGGCAGCACGGTCATTTTTTGGAAGTAATCCGGCGGCACTGATTGCTGGGCCTGCTGCCGGTCATAATCGGCCATGGCGTCTACCTGGCCGCGCAAAACAATGGTTTCAAGACTGCCCAAACTGTTGCGGTACAACAACGTGGATGTGCGGTAAAAATTTCTATACTCAAGCAAAAACGTCACGGGAGCCACTACCTGCGCCGACTCCGATACTACCTCCACAGTATACGAGACTGCGTAATTACCGTCTGGCACCAATGCCTGCAGCCCGGTCTGGTTAAAACCGGCAGGCGCACAGCCAATGCTCCATTTGTCGCAGGTAAGCGTTACAGGCAGTGCGTACGTATATACTGCACCGGTGTTATCCAGCACGTTAAATATTACCTGCAGCGGGAGCGTATACTCACCGATTAAGATACCATTACCGCTGCCGTCGTCTACATAGCTGCCATCTTCGAGCACCAGAATATCCGGCTGGGCGTTGTAGAGCCAGTATAAATACTTTATCTCGTCGGCAAATACTTTTTCGCCGGGTGCGTTATAGCGTAAAGACTGCTTTTGCTGGCCAATAATTTTTTTAAAAAAATCTGACGGGTGCCATTGCTCATAAGCCATTCCGCCTTTTATAGCGTGCAGCATGGCTGATTCGGCTATCGTGCCTACATTTTCGCCATCTTTAGTAAGCAGGTAAGTTATTTTATACCGCTTGCGCTGGCTATTGGCCATCACGGGCTTTGACAATTTGAGGCCTGGTAAAAAATAACTGAGGTATGGGTCTACGATGGTATGTATGTCGAGGCTGATCATACCGTCGGCGTCAGGGTAAAAGGTCTGGCCGCGAACTTCGGTGAATGTGCCTGTGTTGTAATCTTTTTCTATAAGCACTTTTATGATCAGCCTGATGTCCTGGCTCTTTTCAGCCTCGCTATATGGAAAAATCGCAAACGCGAAGGGCATGGGATTGCCCGAAAAGGATACTTCGAAAGGCTTTTTGATCAGGTATGCTTGCATTTAGCGCCCGGCGCCACCTCATCCGCCCTTTGGGCACCTTCTCCTTTAGGAGAAGGAAAAGCGGACGGGCTTTTTTTATGGTGGCTTTGGGATATTACAAAAATGATATGGTGCCATATTGCAAAAAAGGACAAGAGAAATAATGATAAATAAAAAAGCCCTGCGGATGCAGGGCTTTTTATTTGACGTTATGGGTTATCAAGTCCATCAAAATTATTTCACTAATCAGTCCCTGGTGTGTAATGGGTAGTAGATGCTCCGGTTTTAGTATCATACGTACCATGGATTCTAACAGATTGTCGTCCGGTTATTAATCCGACTCCTTCAACAGTCAGTCCGTATGTTTGGTATCCGGCAACCGTGTAATGAATAACGCCATTTTCATCAACTGTTTTTGATGTGCTTTTGTATTCATAACCAATAAATAAAAATACGCCAATCATTGTTGCACTCCAATCTGAGGTAACAATGTTCCCATTAGGATCATATCCCCAATTAAAGGTAACAGACATCCCGTTTAAACCCCACCAATCAGTACCGCCCCCGCCATGTGTAGCATATGGATCGTGTGGTCTTGCGTCTGTTCCAAAAATTTCAACGCCTGCATCGTCGCCGACAGCAGCTTCTTTAGACGCCACCCTATGGTGGTTGATGAAGTAACCGGTTAACTGGTGCTGCTGTATAAACTTTAGCGCCTCTTCTTTTGAAAAGACCTGTGCATTTGATGCAGCCGGTAAAATTTTCACTTCTTGCAAACCAAGATATTTAGCTATATCATTGGAAGCATTTTGCTGAGGTGAAATTTGCTTAAAGACAGTCAGATTATCTGATTTTTTGCATGAACTGACCAAAAAAACCATGAGTAAAGAAATAAGTATTTTATTCATAACATTTTTGTTATTGTCTTTTTAAAAATGATTTGATGATAAAGCGGATAAATAGCGCGATTAACGCTATACCAAGGATTGTCAGGAAGGTGTTGACAACAGGTAAGTAATTCCAAATAAGAAGCAAATTGACTTTCATGATGTTGGTTTTAAGAGGTTAAAACAAAGTAGTTTCAATAAAGCTTTTTTCGACCATTTTTTTTGCGTTTGCATTTTTTTAAAATTTAGGATGATAAATAATATGGCCGGTCACTGCAAACGCGTTTCGTTGACTCGCAACAAAAAAGTTACAGGACTTACACCCGTGTGCCGGCCAAAAATTTTAGGATTAAATGTTGCTGTTAAAAGAGTCATAGAATTTAAAAACGGTTTGCACAATAAAAGTAGGTAAACTTTTTATAATGGCGCAAAAAATTTATTGACTCCCAGCTATAGATTTATTTTCCAGCTCAGATTTAAGCGTGGCAATAGTTTCATCGGTATATCCGTGCAGCAGTTTGTTCTCGAGCCACGTGAGCTTGCCGTAAGCAATCTTGCTATATATTTTTTTTGGTTTACGAACCCGGTCTTTTACCAGTGCAAGCCCTTCCTGTTGGCGGCTTTGCAGGGCTACACGCATGGCTTTTAAACCGCCGAGCGGGTGGGCGCGGCCGACACCCATATCTACATACCTGAGATAGTCGAGAAAAGAAAGGGTTGCTTTGCCGCCGCTATCTAACTGCAAAGCTTCGTAGCTGAGCGACTCGATTGCCTCGTTGGTAACGCCCACGCCGGCACGCTTTGCGGCAATTTTCATGGCTGCAATAACGTCCTGCATATACTGGGCAAGGGCTTGTTGTATGAATGTTGTTTTTAAGTCCATTTTTTGACCTCACCCTCCGCCCTCTCCAAGGGAGAGGGGACTATGTGAATATTCCTTCTTCGGGAGCTTCTGTTATATCTATTATGTTTTGAAATTCAAAATCGAACTCTACACGCCAGCCGTGCTCGTTGCTGAAAATAGGACCTACTGGCGTTATGCTTATTTTGTCGTACACAAATTCTTTGAAAGGCGTGGCGCAGCGGTTAACACCGACCCCGTAATGATCCTGCCATATCTGTTTGAGGATTTGCAAAACAATGGTTTCTGCTATTTCGTAACATTTTTCTTCGGCGGCGTTGGTATCGTTTTCAGGGTGGTCAACGACCATGAAGGCGCCGCGGGGCTTTTGCTTTACTTCGTATACTATCTCGCTTTCTGTGTCCGTGGTATACAGCTCGAGCGTTAAGCAGGGAAAACCGATTTTGCTGTGCAGCCCTTTGAGCACCTGCTCAACAGATATTTTTGTAAAGCGCATATCGCCCGGGAGACAGTCTCCTGTTTCGCTTGCTGGCTTATGCTGCAGGTCTTTGTGGCTCACGGCAAGCTGCCTGAAGTAATCTATGTAGCCGGTTACGTTGTTATCCATGGTTGGTTGACCTCACCCTGCCCTCTCCGGGAGGAGAGGGTGGAGATTTTTTTAATTTTTAAAAATCAGGTTTGTGTTTTCATGCGATCGTATTCTTCTCTCATCTCATTTGCCTTGATGGCTTCCTGCTCCATTTCGTACATATATTCAAAAAGCAATGTACGGCGGATGTCGTTCCGGGTTCCGTTTTTTGGGCCGGCGCCAGAGTGAATGCATTTGGTGAAAGCCATGATATCGGGTTCGTCGTTTTTGGCTTCGCCATGTGTTTCGTGTACGGTCGGAAACATGATGGGCAACTGGTTTCGGCTGCCGTGATACCAGGTGAAAATGGCGTACAACTGCCATGGGGCCAGCTTAATAAATTTTTTAAATAGTTTTTCAGCGTTGTAAGTGCTGAATTCACCGTTAGGTTTTCGGCGGATGTATGGTTTGACCTCACCCCGGCCCTCTCCAAGGGAGAGGGGGGAATACTTTGGACGCCATAGGATGGAAGCGAGATGCGCCAAGGGTTCGGGGGTTGGGGTTTCTATAAATTCGTAGAAACGTGTTTCGGCATCTTCAAATTCGCCGCAGGTCATACTTTGAAATCCCTCCCTGGGCGAATAAACGACGGGAGAAAATAATCCGGGAAGATGTATGCGGCTCTCAGGCGCTTTTGTTAATGCGTTTTCTGCATAAATGAATTCTAACAGCGTATACCCGTTTATCACCATCTGTTCCGGATCCATTATGCTAACCCAGTCGCGGGGAAGCTTTACTTTTTGTTCTTTTGCCCGCGACTCTATAATGAAGCATACAATGCTTGCTTTTTGTGCATGCAGGTTGTTTGCCGAAATCAATTGCTGGCGGCTTATCTCTATAACCTCGGCCGGCAATAATTCATCCCAGGCTGTTGGAAACTGCAGGTGTGCATTTAATTTTCCGGGCATAAAGAGATTAATGGATGTCATCAGGTACTTTCATTAACTTTCTGTACTCTTTAACAGCTGCATCAAAATTTTTCTTATGATGTACAGAGCCATCTACGTTTACATAGTTTAATATTTTGGCAGCAGCTTGGAATCTGTCATACCAAACATGATCATTAATATAATGTTCAGCTGCAACCATAAGTGATTTTATTGCAGCAAGACTATCTTTTACTACCAACGAGCCGTCTGTATATAAAGTTGCAACTCTTCTCCCGCCGCTATCATTAACTGCAAATGCGCGCATTTTAGTGTTACTCATAGAAAAACCGGTTAAGCGGTTTTTATCCAGTATTTCAAATTTTACCCTTGATGTATCTTGTGATACAAGATCACCACTATCTGATAATACAAGTCTTTGCGATGGTTTATGTTGTGCATTTACAAATAAAGCACTTGACAGGAACATGGACAAAACACTGATGATTTTAAGGTTTTTCATTTGTTTTATAGTTTAAATTATCAAACTCACATTTATTTGGATAGCAGAAATTGGCTTCTAATTTTCCTTTTTCAACTATTAGCTGAATACCGTCATACCCTGTTTTGCGCTTGTAATAAATCGGGCATAGCTATATCTTCAGTGGCATTAATAGTTACTGTATTTTCTTTTGCATAATCGTATTTGTGGATATTGATAAATAAAAATATCGAATTGACAACTACTAATACTAATAAAATTGCAGAAAGAATATTTTTTTTCATGTTAGCAAGATAAATAAAAAAAAGCCCGGATGTAGACAAACGGGCTAAACCAAAATCAACTGCTATGAAACACAGCGTTTGTCATGCTGCGATACTTATGGCAGCATGTAATATTTTTTTGCATTCTTTACTGATTTGCGCAATAGAATTGCCTTATTTTATACTTATCAATTTATTTATTGGTTTTGCTATGCTGCTATTTGCAGCCCAGCGTAGAATATTTTTGCATTTTTGGCGATTTTTGCTGCGCAATCCAGGCCATTAATAATTCGCCTGGCGTTGAACCAGTCTTCGGTATTCTTGTTAAAATAATGCTCCAGAGATCTTCCGGTAAAATCACCGAATGATGACGAGGCTTGCAGCATCCCTTCAAACATAATTTTAACCGATACATCCATCTCTAATGCAAGAGTTGGATTGTTGAGCAGATCCAAACCTAATAACCTGCCCATGAGCTGGTAATTTTCGTACCAGGTAACCTGCACTTTTCCCCTGCCAAAATAATATTGGTTGGGCTGCGTGTATGGTAATCGCTTGCCGGGGCCGCCGCCCATTTTCAATTTTTTGCCGTAGTCGCGCCCTTTGCCTCTTCCAATCTCACTAACGGGCTGCATGGCGCCGCAGGTCTCGTGATACTCGGTAGCCAGCATATAAGCAAGCCAGCGCCCGTCTTTGTAGTCGTGCTTCTCCCATTCGTCGAGGTCTGCTTCCATGCCCCGTACCTGGGAAACTTTGAGCTTACCGGCAAAAATATTATTACGGGCATGTTCATAAAACTTTGACCGGTTAATGGATGCTATGTTGGCTCCACTACTCATTTTTTTAACAAAACAAGCTTATTAACATAATCATGCTTTCGCCACCCGTCAAGGTCGGCAGACCAAGAACCCGCATCGAAAAAATTTTTCGTTTTCATAATTTCATAAAAAACTGGTTAGGGAAAATGCCGCCAATGCATTTGTAAAACGGAGATAACATTTCTCTGTGCTGCTGCATAAGCTCCAGCGTATTCCCTTCAACAATGAGTATTTGCGGGTAAATTCTATTGTGCAAAAGGTCGGTGAGAACATTTGTCTCATGCCCTTCAAGATCAATGCTGCAGATACCAATTTGGGTAACGCCGTATAGCTTCAGTATGTCTGACAGCCGCATTGATTTGGTAGCCACACCTTCTGCGGGATCAATTTTTGAGAGAGACCAGTGACGCGTGTCTTCTTTGAAAAAAACATCTTCGCGTTTGTCTGACAGAGTCGCTTTGATGCAGGTGACATTTTTATAATTTTCGTAAAGCATGCTGCACCTGGTTACGTTTGACCGGAGTGCATCTATAAGAATAGCATTCCATCCCTGCTTAATGAAGATGTGTGAATTGCTTTGGTGCATTCCGTCGCCGCAGCCTGCATCTATAAACATTTTATGCAGCTCGAGCTTATTGTTTTGAATGTATTCCAACAGCCATTCGGTTTCCCACACAGTTTGGTTTATCATAGTCTTTGGTTTTTGACCTCACCCCTGGCCCCTCTCCTTGAGGAGAGGGGTGATTAGAGATGAAACATTACTTTTTTTTGAAACTTATTTTTTGATAATAATTAAAATCTAATTGATTTTGGTGCCCGGGCCAAAACGAAATGCCACCTGAAATCATCCGGTCGTTTTTGTTTTTAAACAAGACGCCGGTTCTTACTCCCAAACCTTTTAGCGGATCTGTTTTATTTCCTTCCACTCCTCCATATAAATAGAGTTGATTTTTCCTTTCGGGCGGATTGGTAACAGTAACTGTTTTGGTGATAATGGGGTATTTTAAATTGTAACTAAAGGACCTGCCCGTCAGCATGTTTTTTTGCGTAGTGTCATTAACTGCAACATAACCTACACTATCAATTTTTAATGTATCCCGAAAATAATTGCTCTTTAAAAAAGCATCCACGAGCTTAGCATATTGTGCCGCCATAAACTCTTTTGTTGCTGCTGTATCAATACGATAAATCGTTTCCTTTTCCCTCACTGATGCAGGGGTTTGACCGCTGCCTATGTAAATCGGCTGGGCCTGAACAGGTGTAACATTGGTATGACTATAAAAACTGCTGTCAATTTTAATAATCACCGTTGCGGGCGGTTGTGGCTTTGGCGCAAAGCAGCCTCTTAAAAAGGTTATAATAATGATAACGGTTACCATTATTATAAGTGCATGAATTACTTTTAGCGGCTCTTGCAGCATAAATTTTTTTTTAAAAGAATGAAAATAAAAAGATAATTGTAACGACTAAAAGGTATAAGAACACAAATACCTTAACCGGGTCTGCATTAGTTAGTCTTTTCATTTTCTGTTTGGTTGATAATTGGTTTAATTTCTTCAACTGTTTCATGCAGTTCTTTACCTTCGGTAGCAGTTATGCCGTTGCTGTCTTTTTGCATCCTGCCCCAAATAACTGAAGCAACTGCAGCTAACAAGTTTTTCCAGTCCTTGCGGATGTCGAAATTTCCGTCTTGAATAATAGGTGCTACTACAATTACAATAGCTGTTAAGAAGCCCATGATTGAGGTTCGTGGCGATGATCCTAAAAATTTGTTTAAGATGTTTTTCATTTTTTTATTTTATTAAATTGTTCGATATTGAACTTTTTTTGGTCCTCAATTTCTTTTCGATGCAGAGCGATTAATGCTTCTTCCTTTTGTTGCTGCAGTTCTTTAATTTGTATTAACTGCGCTTTGCTGATTTCGCTCAAATCATTGTTTGATTTCTTTAGATTTTCAATCCACGAGTTTTGTTGCTCAATACGTTGGTTTGAAATTTCCAAATCTCTTGCGCGCTCAACTTGGTCTCTTTCTCTCTTAGACTTTTTATTTTGCCATATACCTAAAAAGGTAAACAGCGAACCAATAATGCCATCAAATATCCAATGGTAGGTACTGTTATCTTCTGACATAATTTAATAATTTTCAGCATCTTTAATACTTGTAACCCTTTCAAGTTTTGTAGAGCCGTGTAAAAAGACAGGTATTCCATCTTCGTTTTTTTCTACTTTCCCAATGCTTCTCAAATGAACAACCTGCAAATCGTCAATTCTTATTTGCCTGTATGTAATGTCATAATCCAGCCCTTCTATGGTAGCATTATATAATGCTGAGTTCAATGTTTCCCTGTCCCCATCCCATATTTTAGGCGTTATTTTATCGAACTGGTAATAGTTGCCAAAACTCAAATGCGTTATTTTCTTATAGCCGTCACTTGCCGTTATCTCGCCGGTTTTAATGTTCCATATCCAACTTGCCATATTTGAAATTTCTTCACCTTTGTCAACAATAGAAAGCTTGAATTTCAAAAGTTTTATTTCATCTTCTCTTACCTTTTTTTCTTCCTCCTGTTTAGTAACATCCAATGCCACACCTAAATAATAACATTTATTACCTATTTTTCTTTTCCTCAAAAACAGTTCAATCATAAATCTTGTGCTGTCTTTTTTTATTGCAGGCAAGAGGTATTTTTTATCCGGCGTGTCTTTACCAGCTTCTCTTGCAAGTCCTTCGGAGTGCATCTTTTGATATTCAGAAGGAATTATTTTATGCAAATCCGAACCTTTAAATTCTGCCTCTGAATATTGAAATAGTTCTTCTGCCTGCTTATTTACATTTGTAACTATTCCTTTTTCGTCTACTACAATTTCCGCGAAAACGCTTTCATCAAAACCGGCTAACTTCTGTTCTATGCTTTCAGGTGTCTCTTTATTAAGATAAGGGATATATTTTTTCCATTCTACCACATGACCGATAATAATAATTAGCAGTACAACAATGGCAAACTGCATGATTATCATCCAAATTGCTGAATAAGAAGCTACAAAAGGTACATTTAATAACTGCATTCTTTATTAATTAAGGTTTAAAAACCCAATCGTTTATTTCAGGACTAAAACGGTATTCTCCAATCCTGTTACCGTCAGTCTGCCATACTAATAGCCCCGGTTCCTGATTTTTCATTGCCAGTCTTTGAGCTAACGTAACGCGTTTGGGTGCTGCTGAAATGGTATAATGAAGGCCATCCCCGGTAATATTGAAATCTGGAAAGCTTAGTTCTGGTAATCTTGCAATTGCGCTGCTGTCTGCTTTTGACGCAATTGATTTTTGCATCAGATTAATTGCCGCATCATAGACCGGACTGACTAATCCACCCGGTTTTGTACTTTTCAAAACCGCAATTTGTGCAGTCATACTTTTCACGCTATCCTGCAATATTTTTACAGTAGCCAATACGTTTTTTTGAAAGACAACAAAGTCCGAATTGTTAGTCTTCTTTAAAAACTCAATCGCCTGCAAATCGGATACCGGCAATTTCTTTTCATTGAAATTCAACGTTACTTCCTGCACTCCTTTTACTGTTGCGGATTGCGGAGTTATGTAACTCAAACCCTTTAAATTAAAGGGTGCTTTTTTAACTGTTATTTGGGCGAACCCGGACAGGCTTGCCAGCATCATTACTATTACAAATAATTTTTTCATATCATTTTATTTTATTCGTGAAAATTTGAACTTTCTAAATTTTTGTGTTGTTTGTACTGGTGTTGGTAATACTGTTATATTTTGCATAGCTGGCTGTGATGACAGATTAGTTACCCCGCTCACGGCAATTGCTGTAATCGTGTAATTCCCGGGTTGAACATTTTCCCACGTCCACGAAAAAGGATAATTTGTCTCGCTATGCAGCCTGGTGCTACCGTTATAATAATCAACCCTGTATACCGAATCTCCGGGGTCTAATGTGCGTGCATTTACGTTTATATTAATGCTCTCCGGGTAATAATATGTAGGGTTGCCTGTAGGCAGTGTAATATTGATAAGGGGCAATGCTGTCGCGGTAACCATAATATCAACCGTGGAAGATGTTGTAAGGGAAGTATTATCGTAAGCTTTTGCTGTTATTGTGTAGCTGCCTGTATCAACATTACTCCATGTATAGTTATAAGGACTTGTAAGGTCAGTTCCTAAAAGAGTATTTCCATTGTAAAACTCTACTTTTGTTATCGTTCCGTCTTGATCTGTTGCATTTGCGGAGATTGTTATTGAAACTGGTTTCTTAAACGTAGTTCCATCTGCCGGACTTGTGAGGTTGACCGAAGGCGGCGATGTAGTACTGGAAGTATATATACCCGTATAAATCAAAACTTCTGCTGTAAAAGGCTTTAAGGTTAAGGAGTTGTTATTGAACTTTACCCCTTTTGGGTTTATCCAAGTTTTGCCTTGCAAAGAAACAACCGAGTCATTCTCATGGTCATTATAGACAAGTATAGAAGGTATGGTTGGAGGCGACGTTGTTGAAAAATATAAGGGTGACAACTTACTGTTCTTATCCAGTCCGTAGTTAGTCTGCCACTCCGGCAATAGATATGTGCTGCTTCCGCTGGCATTGTCCGTCCTGAACAACTGATTTTTATTGAGTGGAAAAGCAAAATAATTAGTATCTATTTTTCCGTAATTAGCAATATTTACACTCTGCCTGTTATTAATGTGGATAGCTCTGCTTCCAGTTCCATCTGAGTAGAAAGTATTATTATGTATATTATTACCTGATAATACCAGCAATTTGTTTTTCCCCGGCCGTGATGGATCAGGAATGCTATCATGTTTATTATAGTGTTCGTATCCATAAGTTTTATAATTATAGAAAATATTGTTTTTGATCTCGTTATTAAGACCATCATTAAAATAAATCCCTTTCGTATACGAACCAACAACAATATTCCCATCCCAAACAACATTAGCTGTCAATTCGTCTCCGTACAGAGGGGCTCGATATATGTCGCTATTAGGAATACCGGTAGTACCAACGAAAGGATATCCACTGTTGGCCGAATTGAGAATAATATTTTGCTTCACTATCCTGTTAAAAGATGTGAACGTGGGAGCAGGAAATGGATTAACGGTATATATCGCTCCACCGTCGTCAAGTTTTTGCCCGAAACTGTCAATAACATTATACGCAATAAGTATATTAGTACATCTATACTCGAACGTTATACCATTGTAACCGGTATTTCTGATAAGACAATGTAATACAGTGTCTCCGTTACCTTTAAGATACACGGCATCTCCGCCATAGCCGACATTACTGCCTAAAAAAGGCATAATATTAGTTATAGTATCATGTTCAAGATACACATTGCTGCCGCCTACGTTATTCTTATATAGTCCATACCGAAGAACATTATTCATTGTGCTGTTCAAAAATCTAAGATTGTTTGTACCGCTGTTTGTTATACCTGTTCTAACGTTATTTATCCGGCAACGATTAAGTATCAGCGTGTTACCAGTAGTAGCATATACACCCTGATTGTTATAGCCATTAAATTCTATATCTGATATGTATACATTGCTGGCATTTGTTGTGGTTACAGCATTATCTATGGTAGGCATTTCGATTTTGTGACCGGAAGGACTAAAGGTTAAGTATATGTATGCTAAGTTACTATCAGAACTATAATACCATTCCGTATGCGAGTCGAGCGTTGCCAAATTATTTCTTAGAAAAAATCCCTCTGTTGTTTCAAGCGAAGACCCCTTAGGTACTCTGAAATTTGTATTGGCATTATTTGTTCCCGAAAATGTTTGCTTTCCAGAATTGTCTGCGTTATCCAATGTGTAAGTGTTGCAGATAAACCTATTGAACCTTACTACTATTTCACTTCCTGTCCAGTCTGTTATATTCCAGGGTTTTGATAGACCTGTCCAGTTTGAATATGGAAGATTTGCATAACTGTATTTCACTGTCCCAATTGTTTCGGTTGAAGAAGTTACCCCACTTGAGAAAAGCCATCCATTAGCACCGAGGTTTGCGTTAGGAAAGCGACCCATTTCCGCGAGTACTCCATCAACTAACATATACTTTGGGTCACTTTCCGAATTTATTACAGAACTCTTGTACCTATTAGTACCAGATAATGTTAGTCCGGGTAACTGTTGCAATGAAGTAACTACAGGCCTGTTGCCAGTGCCGTACACTGAAATATTTATGTTTGATTTTGTGAAATTAAATGAGCCATAAAAGACATCGCCCATTTTCAAAAAAAGCGTATCGGCAACAGTTAATGCAGCAACTCCTGAATAACTGTTATTTGCAATATCATTAAGACGGCTAATTGACTTCCAAGGTGTATTTTGGCTTTGTGCCTGAGTAGAACTATTATTGTCCGAACCAGATAAAGAAAAATAATACTTATTCGCCCTGCAAAGCAAGGAGCAAAACAAAAGTATAAGCAATAATAAATGTTTCATTTTATAATTTTTGGACTATATAATTATATATCAAAGAGGCTCCACCCAGAGGAGTTGGATAAGCTAAAATTTTTACAGCACCATTCGAGTAAGTGCCGGAAGTTTTTTGGTCGGCAGCTTGTGAACTTGCAGGATAAAGTATCACAACTGCATTACCTAAATTTGCGGATGTAGTAAGTGTTACCAATAAACCACCGACACTCGGAGCAGGATTAGACCCTGTATTAATAGTTATAATACCTTGCAGATCATTGCTGCCTGTTGTTAATGCTACAGTAGCTCCTCCACCTACCACCGACGATAAGCCCAAAGTTGCCGTTGGTATGCCTGCTGAGCCATTTGGTATATCGCTTTTATACGCATACCTAATATCATTGTCCGTATTGCTTCGGAGTGAAAAATCAGTCCATATTTTTTCAACTGGCTTTCCTGAATTTGGTTGCCAAAAAATATTACCAGATGATACTGCGTCCGCAATAATTGTAGGTTGCAAATTACCGGGATAATATAATTTTAATACAGCCGCATAACCAACGCCTGTATTTGCAAAAGCAACTCCATCGCCCTTCGAATAAAAACCAGGGCTTGCTAATGCAGATGGATTATTAAGCACTCCTCCATAATTATTTGCAGAAATATTACCCGTAAAAAGAGCATCCCCTGCATTATTAATTGTAAGCCTGTTGACGCGAGTTATAGAACCTGATGGCGTAGTCCAAAGGCTTAGCCTGCTGGGCTGCGAAACTCCGCTGTTCCAGGCGCCGTCTGACGATGCCAAAATTGAAGCAGAGGTTACTGCATCGCGCCCGCTAAAACCAATTTCACCGAGTCTTTTGTCGCTTGCCGAAGGGATAGGCGACTCAAGTTTCATATAAGCTCCATTAGTATGATTGGATTGCAATTTTATAGTATTGGTATTTGAAGCATTCACTACATTCAACATGTAATTGTTAACGGTGTCGGGAGATGCCCCAATTCCCATTTTGCCTGTAAAAAAGTTATTCTTTGCCAAATATGCGTAGCCGCTTCCTGTCACCCCGCCAGTATTATATGCAGCTAATAACTGTTTTGTCCCGGCCGTCGTCTGAACAGCATTAGAGCTATCGGAGATGTCAGGAGTTAAGCCTAACGATAAGCTTCCATTGATATTAGTGCTTCCATCAGAGTTAATACGAAACCGTTCGGTCGGTACAGTTGAATTTTTCGGTGTAAGCTTAATTGCAAAATCTGTTGGTAGTGAAGTGCTTGCAATATGAGGGGAGTCAGCATACATGCCGATTATCCCACTCGAAGATTGCCCGGATGTTCCAAATAGAATTTCCTGTATTCTTTGATTAGCCGATGTTGGTAAGGTTGTTCTGTATAACTTTACATTTCCTCCAGCGGAGTTTGAACTTTCAAATAGAGCTATATTTGTATTGCCACTATTGGTATAAAATTTATAGGATGCATTTGGACTAACATTGCCAATAGTAATACTTTTTGTAAAAACAACATCCGAACCGAGAGAGGCTTTATCTGCTAAGGCCGTAGCTACTGCATCTGAGGTTACTCCGTTATTACTTCCTATTGTTGGAACAGTATCCCTAATACCTGAACTGCCCGAAGCTGTAATATTAAGCCCAATTGTGTTTGGGGTTGGGTATGTCCATGAATAATTATCTCCGTCTACCAATCCGCGTGACCCAATTGTAAGGCTGTCTTTTCTGAAAACAGTATGTTTGCCTGGTGCAGATACATCTAATCCCAACGTATCTGATAGCCCGTATTTTTTTATGGTATCTAATACTTGCTGGCCAGTTGTTGTTTGATTTGAATAATCTGTACCAAGTGTCGCAATGGACGGTGAACCTCCATTATTATTTTTTATCAATCCTGTTGAGTACTGAGCCATTCCCTGCATGTATTCAACATTCTGTTGAGCAAGGCGAAAAACTCCATTTCCCAATCCCCAAGGAATACCTCCGAACAAATCTAATATATTTTGCTTTCCAGCAAGAACAGAGGGAGCTATTTTAGTTGCAGTTACTGAACCATCAGTGATCTTTGCTGTAGTTACTGAACCATCCATAATCTTTGCAGTCGTAACTACATTTGCTGAAATAGTGGTTGCTAAAGAACCCGCAGTGGTGGTTACATCACCTTGCAGCGCTGGGTGAGAACTGGCGTTAAGCACGCCTGTTATATTGCTTGCTGTACCAGTGGTATTTTGGTTGACGGTTGGTATGTCAGAAACAGCAAGTGTTGTGCTACTCTTTACAAGACCGTTTGCATCATAAGTTATTTTTGTACCGGTAGAGGGAGTTATCGGAGTGGGTATATTAAGTTTTGCAGCAAGTGCTTTTGCCGTGAGGGTTGAAATGGGTTTGTCGGCATCACTTGTATTATTGATGTTGCCATAACCTAATTGAGTTATAGTTACGCCATGCGGATTAGCCATATTAGCTATATGCGTATTCCATGTCTGTGCGGAGACTATAGAAGCATCGGCTAAAGGTGTTCCGTTCCATATGCCTTGCGTAATCGTACCAACGGTTTTTATACTTATTTGCCCGTCATAATTAGAAGCAATATTTGCCGTATAACCCGCCGCAGTATCACTAGTTATAGTAATTCTGTTCGCAGTACCGTAAACTTTTGTATTTCCTGTTGATCCTCCTCCGCTTGAAACGAAGGGAACATTGCCTGTTGAATCTGGAACTATACCTCCTACACTTGTAACAAGTCTGCCGGGAGTAGTTGGGAAAAGAATGTTTGCTCCATTTACATTAAGTGATTGCGTATATATAGTCCTTACCCTGTTTGTCAAAGCTCCTATGTCATAAGTATTATCGAGGTATGGCAGCCAATGACCAAGCCCTTGCGGATCATAATTAGAGGAAATCCACCAACGTGGTAAACTACTGCTGCCAAGAAAAAGCCGTGCCCCAGGGCCGCCAGCCACTATACCGAATCCACGCGGCGCACCACCACCACCGTCGCTTGTCAGCAATACGCCTATGTTATTGTCTAATGTTTGTCCGGTTGTGAACCGCACATAATCCCACGCAGCATTTTTTGTAGGATTGCCAATACCGTAAATGTCTACAGGATTATTATTATTGCTGATAGATGCAAGTACGAGGTTTGCGAATTTAGTCCACCCTGTACCGGATAAATAGGAAGTTGCATCAACAGTAAGGCCGGCAGGTATATCACCAAGCCTCGCCGGATTAAAAACTCCGGATGTTACGTCAGAAGCTGCATGTTGGTGTACTTTTGCAGCCCATTTGTTCGTCGTATCAATTTTACGCAGATAAGGAAGCAGCATATTGAGGCTGTCAGCAATATGAACTGAAAGGGAATCAATTTCTGTATACGTCTTCAGGTAGTTTTGGTTGGTTACCCAACTTTTAACTGCTGTATCTTCGTTGGCAATAAGGTGGTTAACCTGGCCGGTGAGCAGTGCAGGATCAAAACTTGGCAATGCATTAAAAGAAACTATCGAACCGTTTTTTACTGAAAACAGGGTGTCGTTTCGCAGAAAAATACTGTCAAGCTTCTTTACACCGAGATTGGCAGCATCAATCTTTCGGCTTAATCCGTCTTTATTTATAAGCATCCATCCGCCGGAAGGGTCTCCGGTAAGCGTTGGCAAATCGGTAACTTTAGTTTGCGATATGGCCGCAAAAGACATTGTGAGCAGAAGCGATGTTGATAAAAGTTTAATTAACCGGTTTTTCATTTTTTGATATGCTGAAAGCAAATGTGGGCGGATACAGGATTTTCAAAAAGGACAAAAGACCTCACCCCAACCCCTCTCCTGATGGAGAGGGGCAAAACGAGGCAAAGACATCAGAACATGCCGAAGGATCCGCCTAATTCTTTGTTTACCGATATTTCTTCTCTGATAGTTGCTACGGGTACAACTATCCAGATCGGAAAATCAAGAGGGTTTTCTGTGATGTATTTTACTGCGTTTGACAACCAGGTATTGCCGTTTTCGGCGCTTGCTTTTGCAAAATTGCTTACCTGCAGATCGGATGCTGATGTGCGTTTAGCATCTTCATCCCGCGAAGCTCTTATAGGACCTAATACAGAGATGCCGTTTACATCAATTCTTACATTAAGAAAAGGCGCTGCGAAGGAAATACTCAGGTATGCAATGGCTTTTTTTAGCTTAAAAAGGAGTTTTTCTTCTTTTTCGGTTAATGTTTCCGTGCTGCTGGTGCATTTTTGCTTGAGAACATCGAAAAGCAGGGTGGTAATGGCCGGGCGGATTAGATTTTCTTCCACATCCACCATTTTTGGGCGGATAGCCCAGAAGTTGCGGTATGGCGTATGAGAAGAGAAGAATTCGTCAAATTCCTTTCCGGACCTGATAAAAAGACTGCGATATTGAGCAAAAGCCCGGCTATCTGCCCATTGGGTGTACGTTGATTTGTTTTCTTCGAGGAATTCAAGCAATGTTTCAACGGCACTTTCGCCTTCACGCAAGTTAGCTTCGCGGTATTCTATACGCTGCTCCTGATAGGCTGTTTTATTACTACCGGTTTCCTGGCGCTGCATGCCGCTGTCGCCGAGCTTCACGTCTGACTTAGGGGCAAAATAATAACACAGGTACGGACCTGCCACGCCGCGGCATTGGGCAAGGAGGTTTTTTTGAGCTTCAGTGAGCTCATTTTCTGTAACTGCTGCAGTATACGCGGTATTAAGGGAATCGTATAGTTCTTTGCCAAGTACCGGTATTATATGTACTGTTTCAACCTTTTGCAAGGTAGATTTAAGGCTGTAGAAGTTTGTATTAGAATCTATACTCGCGAATTCGGCTATTTCTTTTGTTGTTTTGAATAACATGACCTCACCCTGGCCCTCTCCTCGTGGAGAGGGGGAATACAGGTATCTTTTTTATTGTTAGCTTACTATTTTTTTTGTTCCGGCACCGGTGTCGAGGGTAGTGAGCACAGTATCTTTTACCCTAAAAATGATGTCTTCCTCCCATTCTGATATTCCGCCCACTTCGCGGTTGTAATCACGCACCAGGTACAGAGGCTCAAGGGCTACGTTTCTCTCAAGGTGCAGGTTTGCGTCGTACACAAGCTTTGCCTCGCGTATATCGCTGCCGCCGCTTCTTTGCGAACCTGTACCGATGGTACCTGCACCGAACAGCGTGGGATGCGCCTGCATGGCGATTAATATTTGTATGTCGGCCATGGATCCGGTTATCAGCTCTTTGTCGAGATTGGTTTTATCTTCGATCTCCGTTATTTTAACCTGGCCATATTCTTTTTTAGTGATGGGATCTACATCAAAAAAGCTTACGAATGATTTGTAAGCGTTTTCTTCGGCTGTAAGAAAGGCATCCATTTCTTTCAGCAATTTTTTGCGCGCTCCGGACTGTTCGGATTCGTTCATGCTTTGCCACTTTTCGAAGCTGTACAGACGTTCAAAATAACTTTCAGGCACTTCTATATGATACTTTATCCGGAAAGCCTTATTATATAACGTTTTAATGAGGGAGGGAATTTTACTTGCTATCTCTACCCATCCTGCGAGGCGTGCTCCATCCCAGTAAGGCACCTGGTAATAGGTTTTGTTGACAGAAGGGTAATTGACAGGGAGAATGGCGGATTTAAAATTCACACTCTTTGCCGCATATAAGTCTTTTGCTATTTGCTTAAGGCTGTTAACCGGGTCGTACATATCAATGCAATCGAGCGACTTTACAAACTTGTTGTCTACCTCGTTTACAAACCTGGCATTTTCCATCAGGCCAATCATAGCTTTTTTGGGGTCGAACATGGCGTACTGGTTCCTTGCAGCACCCCATATTTTAGAAAGGAATATGTTAGATATTTTTCCGTTGTCATCCATTTGCTTGTACCGGCTGTCACAGCTTTCCTGGTGTACCAGTCCAGTAATGCTTTTGCCATCTTTGCTCAGGATCACTTCCGGGAAACAGTTGAAAAACCACGTCCAGTCCTGCAGGTATTCGAGCCAGAACCTGAACATGCGCCGGTTGTTGATGAAATTGTATACCGGCTTGTATTTATCAGGATCCAGCGGCTCGAAAATCTCCGTTGAGCCGCCGTCTTTGTAGCCTTTTATCTTACCGGGAATAATGCCGCTGGCGTATAGGGCTCTTGCCTTCCAGTCGAGGCCGGCCTTGCCAACGCCGCAATAGGCCATTTGCTGCTCTATATTTTGCGGAAAACGGTTGTCTTCGCCCCATAATGCAACACCAATAATATTTTGGAACTGTTTTACAATGCTCGCTGTTCCTTTTGACTGAAATGTGCCTGCATCTGCGCCTGAACGCCCAAAATACACGGCGCTCTGGCTCTCGCCTAAGTAGGCCACAGGACCGGCCATTTCAATGCTCATAGTACGGATTGATTGTTTATGCTGATGATAAGAATGGGATGTATGGCTCTGATCATTTTATTGGGCAGCTCCACATTGCGGGTGAAGTGGAGATTGTGATTTGGATCACGTGACCTCACCACAGCCCTCTCCTCCAGGAGAGGGAGTTTTGGCACATTGGAGGACTTATGATCGGCTGGTGCCGGTTGCCTCCTTGCTATTCTGCATTTTTGCAGGTCTATGACTTTGCCGCCGGTTCCCTTTTTTACATTGGCTGTAATGTAGCTGAGACTGCACCAGTCGCCGCTGTGGAGGAGGGAAACAACTTCTCTAAGGTCAAGTGCCATGAGGCAATATTAGAGAGAGATGGATTTGGGGAAAAGGACAAAAAGGGAAGTTGCTATTAGGAATATTTTTGTTAGAAGATGCGGAATATTTTTACAGAAATTTGGGAATAAAAAAAACGACTTTTACAAATAGCTTAGTTAAAAAACTTTTTTCTCTTATCAAGAAAAAAGTTTGTGCGAAAAGGAAACAGCCCGCGCAGCGGAAATTTTTTAAAAAAAGCCGCCTTTTCAGGTGGCCTTCTTTAGACAATCAACAGGAAAATTTTTAATTAATTTTTGCCCTGACAGGTTAAAGCCAAAAAATACTTTTACCCATTTGGTATTTTTTACAATCCAGCTTTTAATCACCGTTCCTTCTGTGTCTGCGGCAATGTCAGCATAAAAGCGGCAAATTATTACTTTGCCGCCTTTAGTAAATTCATTCTGCATGATTTTTTGTCTCTGCTGTATATTTTAAAATTTCATTTATAAATGGGTTTAGCGTTACGAATCATTGCATCGCCGGTGCTTAAACCGAAAGAATAAGGGTTTGCAATGCTGCCTCCCCTTTTATAAATGCGATCAAATTCTCTGCTGCAGAAATAGGCTAAGAGGTTGCGTTGAGTCAAATAGTCTTTACAGTGCTGTATGCACTTTTGCTTTTGTGTCATTTGCCGGGCTTTTTGGGAATTAAAAAACCTCCGGCCGTAAAAGGCCGGAAGAAATGAGGGTCTAAAAGATAATGAGGTTCTCTACTTCGTTTAATTTTTTTTGCAGGGTCTCTTTGAGAGTTGCAATTACATCTTTAATAGCATCGCTATTACTTGTGTTCCACTCGTGCCCGTGCCCGTCCTGAATGCGGATACTGTCAGCTCTGCCATCAGATGACAATTTGTAAGACTTTAATTTAGCGAGACTTTCCTGCAGCTTTTCCCTACGGTAAACCAAATCCGTTAACTGCTGTACTTTGTAAATCCTTTCCTCCAATGGCCGAAGTTCAGGTTTAACTTTAGGAGCATTTTTTGCCGGAATGATTGTAGGAATTTTAGATTCTGTTTCGGAGTTTTGCCCTTCTGGCTGGTTTTCTCCTGGCTTCTGTTCTGTTTGCTTTGTGTCTTTTCCGTTTTGAGCTAACGGATCTTTTGCCAAGTTGCTGGCAACATTTGAATTTGTAACCATAAGATGTGAGGCGAGAGTTTATAGAGGTTGCCGCTCCTCTTTTTGTTAATTATACCTTTAAGGTACGACAAAGTATTGACATAGACAAGAAAAAAAAGCACTTTTTCCGGTTTATTTTTTACTATTTCTTTCATTATCAACACATTGCAAAATCACTTTTTAAAAAAAGTGTAAAAAAGTCAAAATATATTACGCCCGCACTATGGGCGTAAGGCGGACGCCTCATAGCAGAAGGAGGGCATATATGAATAGAAGTAGCAGTAGCAGGAACGCCCCTATAGTAGCGTAGCTGCCACTCTCCCTATGTTTTGCATTGATGCGAGAGCTCCCTATGAGGCGAGGGTTGTGCTAAACATACAAAGGCGAAGAATACTGTTCATGCAGTTTTCTTCGCCTCGTGTTAGGGATTGAAGTGGATAGCCCACAGCAATAGCGAGGACTATGAACGTAAAGCCCCGACGCCTCTGCGGAACACCCTAACCTATCACCATTCCTCCACCACCTTTGCTTTCAACACCATAAGGCAGCTTAGACTCGAGAACTCCAAATACCCATGTATCCAATGCATCGGTATAGTGAGTTGACTCTTCAGCCGGAAAGTTTTCATCATGCTCAGACTTCTTATCCTTGCCAAAACCGTTCTTACGTTGTTCTGCTTTGGCCTGGTTTATTGACAATACCAGCTTATCGCAGTTCTCCCTGTTAATGGTGAATGTCTTCTTATACTTACCGCTATTGGTAAGCAGATCTCCCCACATACGGTAGCGCTCTTCGTGTCCGGGCTGCAGACCTATGTACATGCCTTTCACTATCCATCCGTTCTTTCTTAGTATATTCATTACATCGTCACACTGACGTGTCTCATGCTGATCACCTACTGCAGTCTGATCATACCAGTAGTAAACGAACTTGCGCTTATGTGGTTTATAGTACTTAACAAACATGTCTACCGCTTCTTTGAGCTTTGCAGGATATAGTGAATGCAGCCCCTTCAGTGCGCGGATCTCTCCTGGAAGTACCTGGCCCACAGATATTGGATGTATACGCCTGTTATAATCCAACCCAATATGTAGTGGAGCATTCGTATCAACATCACTGTCACGCCTGCAATCAATACCGTCAATCCTATTGAAATCATATTCCAGTTTATCCAGGTACGAATTATCAGCAGCAAAGTACCCGTGCACCTCTTCATCAAAGTCCGGGTAAAATCCATCCTCCATTTTCAAAGGACGCAGGTTTAATATCTGTGTGTCAAACTGAAAAGCCGACGTATCACGCAGTTGCTGTTTTATATAATCCAGCCCCAGCGCATGTATGTTATCAAGGGTGGACGCCTCATGATAATACAGCAATCCTTTTCTCAGGTCATTGATTTCATCATCTATTACCGTGATTTGTTTCTTAAGTTCTTCCTGAAAAGTTTTCCTCGTTTCCTTATTACAAAGGTGGGTAAGCTGAAACCTCACTACCTGAAGCTTCCATATATCGTTAACCTTTCCCCGATCCATGGCATTTACCCGGTCAAGTATCCACCTTCCGGCAGTACCGACAGGCATATCTGTAGTGAATGTAATTCCATGATGATAAGGATTATTGGAGAAAGCCGGAATGATACCACGGTTTGCAGGAAATAATTCAGTTTTAAGCTTCTCTTCATTAAGCAACTTTGCCTCATCGCCAATGATCCAGTCTATGGTAATACCGTTGCTGCTTCCGGATCTGTCCTGGCTTACTATGTGAGCCCCGCCGCCGTTCCACCAGCTGATGAAATATTTATAATCAAACGGCGCTCTGTACGGACCTTCCCATTTCCATTGCTTCTTCCATTTCTCAGTAGGTTTTTTACCAATGATGTAATGATGATCACGCTTATAACCCAGCCTGTCCCAACCCGCAGTAACGGCAGGCAATGTTCTAACCAGTGCCTGGTTATAAGTAGCAGCCACAATAACACCGGTAGCTCTGGGCATTGTACCAAAATAACACTTAGCACTTTTAGGAGCCAGCACACCTTCACTTTTACCAGTACCACGGCCGGCTACCAGTACTTCGGAGGAAGCTCCGATAACCATTGAACGCAACTGAGGTTTGTTGAAATGAAGTTGCTGAACAGACATAAAAAAGCCTTACGGTTTGTGGCAAGGCTTTCAAAAATGATTTAATCTAATGGGTAATAAAAGGACTAAATAAACATCACCTTTTAACCATGTGCCTTTGATAAGGGGTTATTTCTCTTATTTGATAAACTACCAATTTCTCAATCGTTACAGGTAACTGATAAAATACTATATGATAACTTGTATGAATATTCGTAAGCTTAAATTTATTCATAATGTATTCCACAATCGTTGAATTGAACATTCTTGCTCTTGTGTCCGTTTTATACCAATACAACGGAATGCCCTTTTCCTCATCCAATGTTTTGCAAATACCAAACTTACCTTTATCATCTTCTATAAAATATATAAAAGCAGTTTCTTTTCCTCCTATTTCTAAAAGTTCGAGCAGGCGTTTATTGACACAAAGACAACCATTTGATCTATCTAAAAAAAGCTTAGCTACCTGATGCCGAAGGCTCGAACTCTTTGACTTTGTATTATAAGAACCAAATATTTTCATAATAAGCAAATCTAATATTTTTCTAACTTATTTAATATTAGGCTTCAAAAATCAGTTATGAACAATGGTTCTAAGGACACAGAAAACTTTATTGGTTGTTTACGGTTAACTTAGAAAGTTATGTATAATTACAGTACTTTTTTAGTTTTGGTAATTTTACCAAAAAACTAAATTGAGTAATAGAGTGATATTTAATAAGACGGGGAATTGTTTTAGTAACTTTACCAAAAACAATAGTTTAAAAAAGTTCTGTAGAATTACAGGAGATAAAAAATACTTAACCTTTTATACTATCCTTCTTCCTCATAACTCAACTCCTCAAACATATCAATCTTAATCTTTTTACCTCGTTTTTCATTTACAGCCTTAAGCACCTCTTTCATATCCACTGCCGGCGCTCCCAATAGCGCAGGATCGAACACAGCTTCGATTGTGTGTCCTTCAAACATATCAGCAGGATTTTCCTCTTGTTCCGGCAATTCTTTCAGAAACAACGTCCTGTTTTTTTCAAACGCAGCAAGCGCTTTCATATCTCCCATCGCCTCGGCCTTCATTTGCCTGAGTTTATTTAGCTCCAGAGCCAAATGCAATTCAAAACGCTTATTAATGTTTATAACCGAAGGAAATAGCTCCTTCGCAGCATTCATATCTTCATAAGCCTGACTGATGCTCAGGCCATACAATTTTTTATTCGTCAACTGGCTGATTACCTCAGCATCCGTATATTTTCCCGAAACGAGTTGGTTGTAAATAAACTGGTACCGTTCCAGTTTTTTCTCCTGTTCAGGGGTAAGCTGCAGCCCTTTCAGCCGATTGCACATAAACTGCTTAATAACCTGCCAGTCGTTGGTATTTTGAATTAGCGCTTCCGCCGCAGCCATCACCTGGTCAGCTTTCTTTTGCAAGGCTATTGACACATCTTCTTTCATGACTGCTTTTTCTCTTTTATTTCCTGTTCGGTCAAGTCTTCTATCTGCTGCAGATTATTATCCGCTTTTTCATTGGCTTTGATAAGCTCGTCTAATTTAATTTGTATCGCCTTGGTGGATAAATTAGAGCTTTGCTGAATCACAAAAAGCATTAAGTAAGATGTAACATCAGTGCTCTTCATCCAGAAAACAACGGTGATCACAGCGACTAAAAAACCTACCGGACTGGCTGTAAAAGCAGTTATTTTTCGTGAAAAAAAATCAAATAGTTTATATGTTTTCATCAGGATAATAATTACCGGTCGAGCATCCGGGCTTTTGATTTATTCAACAGGTCCAGTGACATCGTTTGCGCGGGGCTGCTGCCGCTTTTGGCAAGCTTTACAATTGACTTTCTCAAATCTGCTTCACTTTGCAGGCGTCCGCAATTAAATGCACGATAAATGGCACTTTCTTCATCCATCATTTCGTCGTTCATGTCCTGCACTCGCATTTCAAGCATTACAGCAATTTCGCGCGGCGTAAAAAACAATGCAGCCAGCGCTTCAATCTGTTCATAATCTTCTTTAGTAATATCAGTCAAATATTTCAGCATTCTCCATTACATTTTTAATCCAGTTAATATTGAACTGCGCACGTTTTTCGCAAAGGCTTACCATGCCATTTTCAAGGCGGGGATTTGCTGTATAATTCTGGCTTCCCGTTATGGTTATGCAGCCTGCAGGGCTTTCTATTACAGTAGCCTTTGCATGAAGTGGTGTAAGAAAAATTTTATTAGCATTCATACTGGCGAAATGATACACGTCAGGCGTTCTGATTTTAGCTCTCGATTCCAGCAATATATTAATCTCCTGCAACTCGCCTCTTTCCTGTGCCAGTATCAATTGTCTGATCGGAAATTCCCGGATAGCATACGTTGCGATGTATATGTTTGCCGGTTTGTATTTCTTTAGTAATTCAATCACCATATCAATCAGGCTCCAGTGACCGTTTGTAACGAATTCAACCATTTTGCCAGGCTTTAATGACTCCAGCACTGTTTTCAGTTTCTCCGGACTTTTGCAAACAACAAAATCGCTGATATCATCCGAAGTGTAGGTAAATCGAGTGTTATCCCTAACCGGATCCGTAATATATTCTTTGCCTAATGTTTTAACGAATGCCATTTCTTTGATAACTTTTCTATGTTAGCTTCATGTTTTTGCTGCAGCGCTACCCGCTCAGGAGTCTGCTCACGCTTTTTCATCTTATTCACGTTCTTTCGAAGGTTATCAAGGGTTTGTTTCACAAGCTGGTCAGGCAAGTGGTCGTACTCGTTTTCATCACCGTTTTCGTCCTGGTCAGGCAGGCGGCCGTGCGCTGATACATATTCCGACTTATCATACATTGCCGAAGCTTGCTGAAAACTTGTCACAACCGAAAGCGCAAGCTTTACCCGTTCATTTATTTTTGCTTCAGTGTTTGGATCTGTATGGTCATTGGAATCAGCCATCGAAAACAATACAGCCCTGTTGTTCATTGTTTCTTTGTACAGTTTGTTTGCCTGCAGCCTCGTGGCGTTGTATAGTTCTACGTTTACCGGTTGCTTCGGTTGGTTTGGGGCAGTTGGTAATGGATGTGCGTCTTCTGTTTTCCGTCCTCCGTCTGTTCGAAGTCTACCGTCAGGCCACCTGCCAGCAGTATCAATGCCAGGGCTGCCAGCAGCAGCAGGGATATTGCGATCATTTTCTTGGGTTTTTAAATCGTTACAAATACTCAGCAGCTCCTCATGCAGGCGTTTTCGGTTAAAATCGGTAGGGCCTTTTACAAAAAGCTTCTTCAACGCATCATTGCTCCCCAATTTCTCATAGAGAGCAACACCGGTAAAGTAATCTTTACTGCCATTTAACCACGCCCGGAGAAGTTGCAACATGATACAAGGTTACCATGAGGCGTGCGCTTGGGAAAGGACAAACTGAGGGTGTAAATTTTAAAAATTAAATGAGATTGTTGTTGTCTGACTGTCTTTTATTAAAGCGGATCCTATAATTCAAAAACCATATCGTGGCATCATTATAAAAATTAAGTATTTTTTCATCTTCGATAGCATCCCACCATTGAAGAATTTCAAGTTGAAAATCGCCTGGATATATATCTAATCTATTAATTCTTGCAATAAATTTAGGCTTGACAGTTCTTATTATAAATTCGCCAGTGCTTTTAGCTTCCTGCTCTTCATAATAAACATAGGTGGGAAATTCACGAGCCATAATTGTAAGGCAAATTTTTATAGAGGTAGCCGCTCCTCTTTTTATAAGGTGAAACTAAGCAATTTTAGATAATATTTCTCCAAAATCTAAAGTTTGTGAAGTTACCCTCTCCATAAGCAGAGGGCAGGGTGAGGTCACACCTTTTTCATCATCCATTCAAACTTCATATTTCCATAATCAAAAAAAGTAAAGCCTCCTGAGTGAAGCCAGCCAGCAACATCCGAGGGTGAGAACAACTCGCCATTTGGTAATATCTTATAAAGCTGGTCGTACACTTCCTGTGTGCTCATGTGCACCTCTGCATCTTTGGGATCAAATACAGGAGTGTAATAATAGAACAGGTAATTCTTGAGCTTGTTGAGCAATCCCTCCATCTCTGCGTTTATTTCACGCTCCGGTTGATCTTCGTCGTTGATATCATCATCCTCTTCGTACTGCATAAAAATAGATGGCTGGTTGTGTGCGAGACCTGATCTTAATAAGAAAAGCGGGCATGAAAATGCCCGGGACCAGCCACCATAAGGTAGTTGCTTTTCTTACTTAAATAAAACAGGTCTCGCTGCACGAAGGTAAGCAGGTATAAATATAAAAATCCCCTGCAATAAGCAGAGGATTTTTAATGATATGAGGTATCGAAATTAAAAATTATTAGTTCTTCACCCTCTCCAAGAGGAGAGGGCAGGGTGAGGTTAATCAGCCAGCATCGCCGGGCCATCTGGAACCTCGTAAAACTGCGGACCATCATCATACGTGATTGTACCGTCAAAGCCTTTGACACCGTTATTGGTTGTGCTTGTATTAAAATCTACTTTCAGGTAGGCAAACGTACAGTCGTTACCGAATTGGTAGAACAAATTTGCGGCACAGTTAGAGTCTTTTTGCAATACAATAAGCGGCACATTTAAAATATTTTTTGCAAATTCGTGGGCCTCCGGGTAACTGCCTGCTATAAACGCTTTCACTTCGGAGTTAAAACCAACAAAACCGGGATCACCCACAGATTTATAACCACTACTATTTTTCTGTGGCGCCGTGGATACATAAATAAACCCTTTGCCCGGCAAAAATTCATGCGGCGTTTTAATGATCATAGAGTCTCCCGGATTTGCAAAAGGCGCAACCGGAGCCTTCACACCGCCAACCGTAAACCATGCAAATGGCGCAAGCAACAGATACTCAGCCACACCGCTCTTTACGTTCCGAGGATTCTTCAAATTTTTATAATCCATAATATTGTTTTTTCAGGATTGGATAATTTATTTCATAATCCCCTCTCCACAATGAGAGGGCCAGAGTGAGGTTCTTCCTCCATCTCCGCGAGGAGAGGGCCTGGGGTGAGGCATCTCTTACACCCTTTCTTTCAGTATACCCTGCCCGTTTATAGACATGATAGCCTCAATTACTTTAGGGTCAGTAGCCGCTTCTTCAGCAGTAAACCTGGTTGTGTCATAACCTTCAACAACTACCGGCAGCATAAAAACCGGCATGGTAAAGTCATAAGTCTTTTTCTTATGCTTTACACCGTCTTTAGGTATCTCAGGCGCCTTTTCTGTCGCCACTACTTTCAGCTCAGTACCTCTGCCAAAAGTGGCCGTGATAGTCGCTATCTGCTCTCCTTGCTTTCTTATAATTTCAAAAAGTTGTTCGGTAGTCAGGTCATTAGTAGCGGCATGCGAACCATCATTACCTATTCTTTCGTCAAGAGTCGTTTCTTTACCCTCTGTAATCTGATTCCGGGTTTTCTCGGTTACTATATCATCAGCCATAATATGTGTATTAATGCGTTCCCGATTAAAAGGAGCGCCGTTTAAAAATTTATTTTTCTGTCAACTGTGAACTGTCAACTGCCAACTGCCAACTGTAAGCTGTCAACTGTCAACTATCATCTCCCAACTGCTCTTACGCAGTCAAATCCTGGTCATTAGTAAAAATGATATCCTTCAAAAGAAAACCAACACCTATAAACCAGTCAGTGTAAATCTTCACTTTACGGTCAACTTTTTCTAATTGAAAACCGTTTTTATTCTCATAACCTTTTACTGCAGCTATGGCGTTTTCCTTGGGAGTCATCCAAATTTTATTGCTGTTTCCCATGCTCACACGTCCGGCAATAGTGATGTTTTCAAAATCTGTTATGTTGTCAAGTTCTGAAACCTGCCCATAATTCATGTTATACTTCTTGCGCATGCCCCTTCTCCACCTGTTTTGCAGCGGAACTGCCAGGTTCAGTTGCATTTGCTTTCTCTGGTATTTAACCGGAAGCATTGCTATCCATGCTTCTATCGCAGTTACAAATGCTACCTCGTCGGTTGGCAATACACCGGTAGCAATCGGTACAATAGAACCGGCAGTAATGCCTGCATTAATGATTTTCTTAACCCCATCCATAGCGTTGATGGCAGCGCCAGCCACGCCTGTTGTCGGTGCAACATAAGTACCTGTGTAAATGGCTTGCGTTTCCAGGTCTTCATCAACCTGTCCAAGCAGATACTTTTCTATAAACCATTTAGGAAACGGCCATGTTGTACGGTCGGTGTTGTTGCTCGTTAAGAAAGCAGCCCACGTTCTGTAAAGCTTCGTTGGGTTAAAAGCCTGGTCAATTTTCTGCTCAAACATGGTGATGGTGATAGGCTTGAATACCACCTGACCCTTTGGCGTGTATTCGTCCTGGTAAGCCTGCAGTATTTCACCAACCTGTACCTCGCCCATGCGAAGTATGGTGTCGTTGGTTGGCCACATTGTAAATGCATCCAATGTACCGAAGGGAGTGAACGGACGCATCATCAGGCTATTCTGATTTTGGCCTGCGTCTAAATAATACCCGCCGAAATCCGCTATCATCTGTTCGGGGGAGATAACTGTATCTGCCATTTAAAAAAATTTAGTTTTTATAGAATATTGGATATTAAAAAATCTTTAAGCTTTTTTTACCGCTTTTTTACGTGTATATTGATCAACCATTTGGTTACCGGGATGATCCGGACTGTCATAGCCTACTACACCTGCTTCGTTTACCGTTTCAGGCTTAGCCTCGTCTGCCACTGTTGTTAATGTGGTACCATTACCGCTGCTTCCTTTACCAAGCTCAGTTACCTGTGCTTCCAGTTCAGTAATGCGCTGGTCACGCCGGGCAATCGTATTTGTTGCGGCTTGAGCAGCAGTATCGGCGGAAGTTGTCATATCACCTATGGTAGTATTCAGCGCCGAGATTGTATTATCCCGTTCGGTTATCGTGCCTTTTGCTTCTGCCAGGTCAATCACTGCCTGTTGTGCTGCGGAGCCTGCTTCCAGGTCCGAATTGATTTTTCCGGCTTCTACCGGCTGCAAAAAAATGCCTTCAGTCATGTCAGGAGTTTCTGTCCATCCCAATGCTGCGGCTATTTGTGGATATTTCATAGATATAAAATGTTTATGCTCTTAATGCGATTAATTGTTCTATTCTCTTTACTACGCCCGACATTGGTTTTATTCCGTCTATAAGGCCCATTTTTTTAGCGTCTGCAGCATTGTACATTTTACCTGTAAAGGGCTCATCACCACTCATGCTGATCCGCTGGCCGCGGTTTGTTTTGACCGTGCCGATAAAATTGTCCACTAAAAATTTCAGATCTTCTTTTATCAGCGAGTCGTCGCCTTCCAGCGCTTTAATAAAGTCCTGGTTTTTGTCAACACTTTGCGGCGCGTAGATGTCTCTTACGTTCAGTCCTTGTTTCTCCAGGTAGCCGTAGATGTCATAAAGAGTATTGTACGCGCCAATGCTGCCGACCTGGTCTGTAGGTTGTGTTACATATATCTCCAGCGCAGCGCTGGCGATCCACATAGCGGCGCTCGCAGCGTAACCATCCTGCACCACAGCCAATACCGGTTTTATTCTGCCGGCATCCCGTATCGTTTGTGCAAAATCACCGGTACCTGCAGCCTGCCCGCCGGGGCTGTCTATATTCAGAATGATACCTTCTACCTTATCGCTTTTAGCCATCCGTATCACCAGGTCATTTAGCTCAACAGTGCCCCACGAGTACCACCCGCCGTATTTCATTACAGGGCCGATAATATTTATGATAACTATAGAGTCGTAGCCAAGGCGGTCAACTGATGTATATGGCGTTACTGAAAAAACATCAAACTGCTCTGCAGCAGCAAATACCTTCCGGATGGGAATGTTTAAAATGGTTTCGGGAGCCCGTTGTGATCTTACATTGTAGAGTAGTTTACTGTCCGTTACCTGGTCTTTTATCATTTGCATAATCACAGGCAACTGTCCGGCGGCAAAAGATGGCTCTATTAACAACCTCCCGCGAAGAATATCAGATGCTGTTTGTATGCTCATTGAAGTGCCCGTAGTTCTTTAGGCTACGAAAATGCAATGAGATTATAGGTTGTAAAAGGACGAAAAACGGGGATAACTCCTTCTTAGCCTGAAGGCAGAAGGTATTTTACAGTTCTAAAATTCATAAAAAGGTGCAGGAAATTCACTTTCCATCAACAAATCTATGTGCCCGGAGTATATATTATTAGCGGGAGAAACGCCAAAACCGGCTTCTTTGGTGCCGGCAAGCTTTATTCTTTTGTTGCGATCCATCACAATGGCGACTAACTCGTGGTAGCGCAGGCTGTCAGTTACCTGTTGTATTAAAGAATCATAATTATTAAATGATCCGGAGAGGGAAATTTCGTAAAAAGAACCCGGACGGGTACTTTTTAGCTTTTCGTCGTACTTATAAGTAGTTGCTGCAAAATCGAGCAATATCCAGCTTCTGCCGGCAGCAAGAGAAACTGCGGCTATTACCTTACCGGTATTGAAGTCAATGACAGGATCAGCAGACAGCCATTCACGCGGGACAACTTTTACACTTACAATGCCGTGGTTAACGGCACCAGGTTTCAGGAAAATATCTGAGTAAGCTGGTTTCATTCAGCGAAGCTAAAGACTATCCGGCACGCAATTCTCCGATGGGACAGTTGCGGCATTCTTTTTGGCCCTAAAAACCAAAATTCTGATTAATTACCGATGGGACAGTTGCGGCATTGTTTTTTTCATATAAGAGAGGTTTCCCTTTATACAACCGGTACCTGTAGTAATCTTTTCTCATACTGTCGTCACTCCAGTCTTCTATATCAATACCCAGGTTTTTACGCACCTCTGGCAGGTTAGCCTCGAAGCTGGGAAGAATAGAAATGTAAAAATCCATATACAGGCGAAATCGGTCTTTAATAATACCTTCTACATAAAGATTAAAATTTTTTATGTTTGTTTCGTTAAGAAAAGCGCCTCTGTGGGTAAAGGTATGGTAGCTTACATACAACCTCAGCGTGGTATTATATCTTACGTTAGAAAAACGGCTTTTTTCCTCATTGGTCTTATGATTCAATACGTCATACAATTTAGAACCAATATTACATTCCGTATTCATAAAAGCTTTTTCGCCCAGCTTGAAATGTATGTATGCTTTAATATACCGCTTAGTCGGTATCTCCACCGGTATGTAACCCTTCATAATGTTTTTCAATAGGATACCCAAATTTACATTAAAAGCATCTATTGAAATAATGACATAAAAGGCCAGCCAAATTTATTCATAAAAGGCAGTGTCAGGGCCAATGGTAATTGTTTTTTTTATTTGGTTATAGCTAACAAACATCCTTTTAATATACCAACCCAGGGTTGAACCTTTTATTTTTTTGGCCAATGGCAAAAGCTGATTATTTACAAACAATTCCATTGGCATAAAGACGCAGTTCACTCCATGTATTATCATGCAGAATTTACCCTTTTGTCTTTCAATTAGTTGTATCATCTTATATCGTATATTAACGAGTTGTGCGAAATTTTAGGGCAACGTATCTTCAAATCGTTCGTGTTGTTCTCCGACAATTTTTAATTTACCAATATTTTCGCACCGCATCATTTGTATTCGTAACCTAATATTATTGCCGACACCTAATTGGTTATTTAACCAACCGACACAATACATTTGGTCGTTGCCATTAGAATGATGACAAGCCATTATATTCATTGTGCCGCCCAACCTTAACTCATTCGGATTAGCTATTGTATTTGAAAGATTTTTATGTTTTATTTCGCAATAACCATCAGGAATTTCGTAAGGGTCTGTACTTTCTTTCCATGGACATTTGTCGCATTGTTTTATTCTTTTTAATTTAAACTTATCTGACATAAAAACTTCGCACAACAAGTGCATTTATAAAAGCACGGCGGACGGAACTCGGCTGTACTTTTGGTTATTAATTAATCACCTGTGCAGGTTCTCGGCTGACAAGCCTTGATTTCCGTGCCTTCACAAATGCTTTACGTTATACGCCATTGGTGGCATAATAACTATCCAGCTTTTGAACATTACTGTACTCTGCTTCTTTACCCATCTCTATCCTGCTAATTGTAGCAGCAGATACACCCGTAACTTTGGTAACATCACGCAACGACATCTGTAATTTGAGCCTTCGGTTTTTAAATTCCACCAACGGCGTATAACAGGCAGTTTTATGTAATTGCGGCTGAATATCATTATTCAACGGTGTACCAAAAAGCAATTCAGCTTTAAGAATAATATCAGAAAAAGCCGAAGCCTTTCCTAAATAATACAGTCCATTTATATTCTTAGTCTCCGCATCTTTGTCGGCTTTTTCTTGCCCAACTTTAGCAAAGTTTATCAACTCTCGAATAATACCATTCTTCATATCATTGCTTTTATAATCATTATATTTTCAATCAAACTTCGGGAACTAAAAATCGCAACTACATAAAGCTGCTATCACGTTAGCGGCTATACTACATCTTGAGAGTTCAGCCATTTTTGAAACTTCTTTTTTGCTACTTTATCGTTTGAAGCAACGCATTTAAAAACAAGTTCATCACGCCTCATGTGCCTGTTTGAAAAATCTCCATCCTTATTGAAAAAATACTCCTTGCACCCTTTTGGAATTGGTGGCTCCTTTGGAATTGGCGTGAATGTTTCTAATTCTTCGCCACGACCAGAAGCCATAAAACTTTGACCAGACAGTGCAGCTAAGGCAAGGAAAGCTGCCATTGATTTCATTTTTGTCATTGCTCTTAAATCTGCCCGTACAGCCGCTAACAATGGTATTTATGCAAGTCGGGCTGACGGGGGTTAATTAATCTTTTTATCTTTATTCAACAGCGGTACAGGCATTGGGCTGACGAGCATTAATTCCCGCCCTGCATAAATACCCGAACCGTTGTGTGACAGTTTACTACCATCATTCAATTTCATAAACCCATTCAGACACAATCTTTTTACACCTTTCAATTTCCTCTATTGGCAAGTCTTTTCTTAAAACAGTTTTGCCTTCAAATTCTTTACTATGGCAAACCAAAGTTGACTTTGCATCTAAAAATATTTCAGCTTTCTTTTCCCATTCCTTAGCAGACTTTTTTAAGTCTTTTGTCAGTTCAACTTTTGTTCCTGACCCAAACATACCGCCATTGAACCCACAGGCGGGACACCAGTATTCAGAACCATTAAAAGCAAACGTCCAAATCAATGGAACTTCTTCATCGTGACAGGTGCAAATTCTAATTTCTTCTTTCTCTTTTGTAAACATGATTATAATTTAAATTGGTTAATTAATAGCCCGTAAACCGTCACACAACAATGTGTTGCCAATAGTGTAGCGGGACGTTAATAGTGAAGCTGCACCTATCACGGCAGCTAATAATTTCAGTTTTGCTTCGTGCTGCCAGTTCTACACCATCGGCAACACTGGAACGCCGTTGTGTGCTATGTCCCAATTTTATTGCACACCCAAAGTCTCTACACGCATCGTGACCATCACATTCAGAACACCAACCAAAATCAGAATCATTATCATCCCATTCGCCTCTATCATCAGAATCATCGCATCCACATCCATCGCAATTAGAAGGCGTTTTACTTACAATTACATCATCAATATCGCCATGACAATAACATTCACTGCCGCAGCTAAAACAAGGGTGTGCCATATCTTTAAATTTATAAGTGTTTTGTTTATTTGCCGCCACATGCCACTAACACGGCGGTTTATGCTATTTTGGCGGACGTAACGCATGCTGTACTTTAGTTTTTATATTTGGCTCCGTATGTTTTCGGAGCGGAAGTTTTTCAAATTCCAAAACAGCATAAACCGCTAAACGTTGGCAGAAATAACTACCAGCGTTTAAAAAAAGCAACCACTTTCGCAGGTTGCTCAATCTCGTTGGCACTACGCCGCAGCTTTCACCGCAGGGCGACCAAAGGCGATTAACTTGCCTTTTGTTGTTTATCTGATAATCTATTGCTATCTACTACTTGCTGTCAAAACCGGTACACCCCCAAATTGAAGCCCTTACTCAAGGGGCTTCATGGCGAATACTCACAGCCATGCTGCAAAGTGTGGAGGTGGGCGGAATCGAACCGCCGTCCAAACAAGCGTCTAATAACCGTCAAGCAACTATCATTTATTTTAAAGAACTTCCGTCTTTGCCCGTTACTTCTGCCAACAATGCATAGGCAAAAGCGGGGCTGGACGTTGTTATCTTGTACATTTTTTCTTTATTCGGCTTGGTTTGTTAAAAGAGTAAAAATCAACGGCTTGCTGCATTTCTGCATAGTTCAATTGTTCATTTGCCCACCAATCAATATTTACAGTTCTATAAGGCATATCGATTGAATAAGCACCTCTTACAGTCATTACTTTGCTTTCATAATCGTAAGACCAATCATTAAGACTATGTGGCTTATGTAAGAAAGTGTAATCATCGTGGTTGCCAAAGTTTATTTGATGCTTTGTATAATCAATATTTTTTAAGTGCCATTCGTGTTGCTTTTTAAAACCAAAATCACCTATTTGTATAGAACAGCTTTTGCCATTTAGCTTTTGTAATATTTTACAATAAGCATCTACCTTGCCGTGAACATCTCCAATTACGATTAGACCAGAACTGCTACCAATATTGGATTTGGTAAAAAATGGGCTATAACCTAAATGCTCATCATTTTCAATTTTATTCAACACCCTATTATTTATTGTTCATCAATTAAAATATCCTTCACTCTCTTGTCAATTCTGGCGATAGCTTTTGCAGCAACTTTTTTTCCAACCAAGTAAAGGCAGAGCGTAGCCAGGCCTGCTCCGGAGAGTAATCCACCACTATAACCGCCAATAAAATAACCGGCAATTATTAGTATCGAAAAAATAAAACAGGTTATTTTGTCTTTTCGTGTCATAGCCTCGCCTCCTTCTGTTTTCTGACAAAAACAACAAGCGTTTCAGCAGAGATATCTCCGGGCGTATTATCAGTATTTATCCCGGTTACAACCCACGCACCCGGTTTCTTATCAAGCCTGAATTCATCTATTATATTATCCGGAAGGTGAAAAACATCTCCGTCTGACAAATCTTTTAATACACACTCCTCACCCAACTGCGGAATGGTGTGCCGCAGAAAAACTACACCCTTATCGTTCGGAGCTTCTTTATCATACGGCCATGCAGATATGCCCTGGTCGCTGATTAAATTATAAGAAGATTTTTTAAAAAATTTCTCATCCGTTACCTGGTAGGCAATCTTTTTACTGTCGCCGGCAAAGTAAAACCTGTCTCCCTGCCGCAATTCGCCGAAATTAGTGGCCGTATTACGTTTCATATTTTCTTCATTTTATAATATTGTTAGCGGCAATGGCTACTGACCTTCCCCGCTAACTAATTTTGACGGCTTAAAAGTGTCTTTAAATTCAACTTCAGCAGAGCCGTCCATGCTGAATAAAGTTCTTTCAAACTTTACTTTTACCTCGAACCTTTCTGGCTGTAGTTCAAAAGCTAACTCCTGATAGTTCTTTATTTGTCGCCTGTACTTATTGAAGATGAAATGCAGGTAACGCTTTTGCTTTTCGGTATATATAGCATCAGCAGCCAAGGAGCGATAAAAACGCTTATCGTAAGAAGCTGGTAAAAAGGTAACAGTGTCTAAGGCTTTTACAATCTTCTTTTCAATTTCATTAAGTGCTGTTCTTTCTGACATATCGTTTACTTTATTTGCCTCCACATGTTTTAGTCTAATTCCTGATCTTCCACAAGCGGATCAATTAACTGCTGATACAGCCGATCGCACATCTTTTGACGCAACATATGAGCATATACTTCTTCAGCAGCTATTGGCTGCCGCATCAGGAAAACGTAAAGTGCAATGCCATGTGCATCACTCAGCTTAAACTTCAGCTTCTTGGCACCGCTTGCCAGCTTTTTTACAAACATTCCTCTTACATCACAGATAAGCGAAAAAATAATTTTATACCTGAGATGTTTATTTGATCCTGTTTCTGCACCGGCTGCTTTGGCCTTTATCAGCATCAGCATATAAGGCAGAAAGTTTTTTTGTATCAATCGTGCCTCATCGCGTGTAAGAGGAAGGTTTAGCATATGTAAGCTATTAAGCGATATGTTTTTAATAAATAACTACCCTGTTTTTTTTGCCTTTATTTACAATATTTTCCAGGTTAGTAAGGTAATCCTTCCATTCGTGCTGTGCTACGAGGTCATCAGGATACTCTGCAACTTTTGCAATGACATCTTCCATTTTTACCTTATTGCTTTCAATTATTTTTAAAACCGCTTTTATAAATTGTCTATTGAACTTCCTTTCATAATCAAACTGGCTGCAGTAGTTTAACACCTGCATCGTCAGGTCATATTTCTTTATAACAAATGATCCTCTTTCAAAGTCATTTTTGGTACCTCCGCCATCATTTACGACCCCCGATTGCAGCAAGCTTATCGCTGTTGTCATCGGTACCGGGTATTTATCCATTATTACCTGGAGCTGTCTATAGTTTTCATTATCAAGCTGAGTGTAGCAGTTTATAAAATCAGCTCCTTTCCATTTCTCCACATTACTGTTTACTTTAGCTATGTCAGGCAGTGATATTTCTCTCTTCAAAACAATGTAATAGACTTGCTTTTTTAGTTTTCGGCATATGTAAAACCTGTGTTGGCCATCAACAATATCAAGCCGGTTATCTTTTTCCACCACCTGTATCGGGTAGTACTGGAGCAGATCCACACCGCTTTCAATTTCACTGATTATTCTTTTAATTTTAGCATCATTTAGCTGCCGGTTACCGGTGATGGTTTTAAATCTGGCATATTCATCGGTTTGAAAAACCATTACTGTGCTCATAGTATGATGAAGGCCATTTGTTTTAAATTGCATAATTTTAGCTTTGAAATTGGTCTTAATGTTGTTTTTAATGCCTCCGCTGTGTGTCGAAGTCGGGGGCCTTATTTCATCCAGTCCGGAATGGCTACTGTCTGAAGCATAGGCTCATAATCTTTTAGCCGGTTGGTGTCAATTATTCCGCGCTTCCAGCTAAGTACAATTCTCTCCGGATCATTAAGCTGCTTCGTATTATCCCATAGCTCAGCAAGCAGCCAGTCATGGTGATCCTTAATGAAAAACTTCACCAGCCAGGCTATCATTTTATCTGCTTCCATCAGACCCAACCTGTCTCCACGGTACTTAAACGGATTCATTTTTCGACGGGAGCTTTCCGGCCATCTTACAAACAGCTCGAACCTGCAGGTCAGTCTTCCTTTTGTTGTCAGATGATTGCCGGTGAGCCGCTCGTGGTCTTTGGGTATATGCACATTTGAGTTGTTTTGGTTTTGGGTTATCAACATTTTTCAGTAGTTTTTGAGGTTATCCACAGGGTTATTTTTTTTATTCACCGCTGCACTTGTACAAGTTGTACACGTTTGTACAACTTGTACAAGTGGTATAAGTGAGTTTAAAATGATATTTAACCGCTTCTCGTATATAACATTTTTTTCAAAAGGTGTTTAAGCAGCGATTTTTTTTCCGAAAATCGCTTCGTTTTGTACGGTTATCTGGTCGCACCTAAACCATATTGTGCTCTTTGTTTGCCTCACATACCGGTGATGAAACATTTTTTCATCCTTGCGCGAACGGCATTCGCTTTCTATATGGTCTTTTTCTGCCTTTATCAGTCCATTCCGGATCATTTTAAACTTCAGATGGCAAAAGCTCATGGCAGCGCTGTAGCCCATCTTTTTTGCATACGTGGCTGCCATGCAGTTAATGTCGGGGTTGGCTTCTACTTGTGTATGGAGAAAATCGTACACCCGCTGACCAGGCTTTTCCTCCTTATAAAATCGCAGCATAAGCTCCAGGTGGCACTCGCGGAAGTAGTTCCGGTCGTGCAGCCTGCCGGCGTCTGCTTTGAAGAATATAAGAAGGTCGCTTAAAACCTTAAACTCATCCTGATTTTGGTTGATCTTATTCCAGTACATCTGCATCCACCGCTCCTTCATTTTCGTAATAGCTATGGCGACAATGATCTCGGCCAGGGTTGTTTTATTTTCTGTGTCATAATAAATGGTTGGCATCCTATCTTTTGTGTTGATGCCGTATTTTTTAAGTGCTTCGTAGTTGTGTACAAAAAGATTTTTCCCTTCCGTGTGTACCAGGCGTTCGCACTTTAGCCATGCAATGTATCTATCCATCGTTCGCACCGACATTTTGCATTTCGCTGCAAGCTCAGGCAGTTGCGCCCGGTATTTTTTTATATTACCCGAGGTGGTCTCGCTCTTTAGTATCAGCCATACAGATATGCCCCTGATAAACGTATTGGTGTTGTGACCGGCCGCTTTGTTTTTTGCATACTTCATGCATGGCGTCCATTGCTGTACTGCGTACATAATTAGCCCGGCCGGTACATTTTTAAGTTCCAGTACTGCGCTGCTGTTTGGTATAGTAGCCTGATTTGTCAATATGGTGTTATTGTCTGTTTGTTTTATTCACTACTAATTAATTGCTTTTTTCTTTAGTCCGTTCTTCCTGCTCAGCGGCTCCTTTTCACCATGCGCAAGCAGGTACAATACTCTTGCTTCTATTACAGTATCGATGGATATTTTTACATACTTCCCGCTATCATCTTTTAAATATTTTTCGTGTCCCTCATGCTTCATAAAATATAACCCGTTTGTTCCCGAGACTAAAAAGTGAACAATTCCTCCACCAATAATGCCTGGTGAAAAGTCTTTACTTGCAATTACTTTTTCTTTTGTCATATACCTTATTTGTTGGGGAGAGCAATGACCCCGGTTCTTTATTCAATACAAAAAGCGTTTTATAAAATATCCAGGTGTGCTATCACTTCATGAATGTCATGTGCTATCAGCTCAAACATTTTATACATTAGCTCAGGTTCAGCTTCATTCGGCTGCAGTATAATTGTCGGACGTCCGGTTCCCTGCATCCACCCGGCTTCTACGTGAGCGCTTCGGCCGCATGGCATCACCATTACGCAGGCTTCCGCCCATTGCATTGCACTAAAATCATTTAAGTAACTGTTTTCTGCTATTGGATGACTCAGTGCTTCAACACATTGCTTCTTTGTCCAACCTTGCCAGTCCGGATCTATTTGTGACCACGCAAATCCTTTATCAGTTTCGGAAGGATTTTTAAAATCATACACTTCATGGCCAGCCTCTCTAAGCTGCTTTACAACTTCCTGGTGCTGGTCATTCCTCCAACTGCTTGCTACATATATTTTCATAGTACTAAGCTTTTAATTTTCCTTCGGGAAATTCATGATGCACCTCTCCATCCAGCAAATGCCCGGAATTATGTTTACCGACTTTAGTCATTATAGCAACTGGGTAAGTGGCATTCATAAAATCTTGTCCGATTTTACATTCTTTGCCGGCAGCATCTACACACTTATCCCTTTCATGAACCCATAACTTTTGAGTGAACTGCAGATAAGATTCATACATTTTAAAAACAGGTTTATGATTGCCTAAATGCTGCCACCTGGTATAATACTCACCCCACTGCTTAAAAAAGAAAGGAGTACCTGCAGCAGCACACTGATCACGCAGAGAGCGCACCCAATCAGGATGCACCGGCCTTGCTTTGTTGCCGCTTTCGCCACCGGCAATTACCCAATCAATCTTTTTAACTTCCCGCGGCTTAATTGAGCGATGTTGAACTGTTGGAATTTCTAATCCGGCCAATGAGTCGAGTTCCTCCTCGCATCCGGTTTGAATTTTTAAGTTTATGGGGCCCAACAATGGCTCACATGAAAGAAATCTAACTGCAGAGGGAACTTTCAGCAAAAAAGGGATTCTTTCGTTTGCAGTCATTTGGTCTTCAACGCTGGTACCTGTCCAAACGTTTTTGAGTGGCCATTCACCTTCATATATAAATTCAAGCTCTTTTTCCGCCTCCACTCCACCCATGTTAATATAGCCTATTCCTGAATACCATCCAGCCTGTTTTATGTGAGGCAAAAGATTGTTTGTTGGAAAAGAAATTGTTTGGTCTTTCTCCGGTTTATAATGATTCATTGTATAAACCAACTCCGGATATGTACAAGCAAGTATCTCTGCCCTTTCTTCCATATTTGAAGCATCATCTCGGCTTTCATAATATTGAGCCATTCTTTCGGGCCTCTTCGTTAGTATAATAAAGGTGTGTTGCTGACATAAGCCCATTACTGAATAAACTTTATCAATGAACTCATCAGGAACATTCTGATGAAACAAATCACTCATACTGTTAACAAAAACAGTTCTGGGCTTCTTCCAGGTTAGCGGAACAGTCAGCATATCCTCGTGAGTAACAGCGCCTTCCAAAAACGGACGGTTGTATTTCGAGGGCATTATATGCATCAGCCTTTTATGCATTGTCTCAGCGTAGCAATGTTTGCATCCCTGGCTAACTTTATTGCACCCTGTCACAGGGTTCCATACTTCAGGCAGCGTACCTGGTATATGAGTCCACTCAATGTTCGTTCTGCTCATGCTGCTAACTCTCCTTTTTTGGTTTTATGAATAGGTATCTTTCGCGCATTTTGCAGAAACGTTTTATAAAAAATTAAGTACTTTTACAACTGAAATAGGCTTTTACAAGACAAAGCTTTTGCGTTTCCGGAAAGTTGTTTTCCAGCTTGTTTGAAAGTGCTTTAAAATTGTATTGTTGGGTTGGAGGTTTGTCAGGAATCCTCCAACCCTTTTTTATTTATGGGTTTTTCAATAAAATTTAAGGCGGTTGGCGATACAGTAAAAGCGCCTTTCTATAAGCATCCTGTAAAGCTTCGAATTTTTCCCGGCTGCCGGTAGGCTTATCGGGATGTACCAAAATAACCTTGGCCTTATATGCAGACTTTATAGTATCTATATTTTCAGGCTTAGAAGAAAGGCCAAGTGTATTCCAGATTTGAGTATCTGCAGCAGTTACTTCAGGAAGAGCGGGAAACCCACTGAAGGTTCTTTCAAGAATTTGGGTACATTTCCACCTGCCCATGCCACGGATAGCGTCTATGGTAAGAGACAAAGCTCTTATGTTTTCAGCAGGACTCTTCCAGTGATCGCAGGCTAAAGCAACCGGATTTTCATTGTATAAGAAGTAAATAGCGACACCAGGATCGGCTAATTCATCATTAGCAACATCAGCATACATTTGGCCATCTCTTTTCCGGAGAGGTACATTGGAGCTTATTACAGGATTTTTATCACCAGAAAGCCTTTCAATTTCAGCCAGTAATTCTTTCCTTGCTTTGTCAGGAGTGACTTTAAAATTAGAACCGTGGCGAACGGTTTCCCTGGGATATCCTATCGGCCACTGAAGTGGAAAAGCTTCGTACATTTTGTAGTTTATTAAGCTACTTGCATATTAGACGTAAACTGAAGGATCCGCTCCAGGAGTTCGATTACATTCCCGGGCGCTCTACCCAACCGGAAAGGTGCGAAATATCGTATCCTTTCCGGTCTTTTTTTGCTCTTAACTCATTGTTTATCTTGTAAATAAGACTGGCCGCTTCATTGATGCAAGGAGTTCGATATTGCAATCCGTCAAAACAAAGTTTTTCAGGATATATCGAACTTATTATTTGACGCTTTCCTGTAACATCTGCTTTTGTATATAATATATCTAAGTGAGAAAGTGAACTAACAGCTTTTTCAATAATCTTATCTATACTAACTGTTATAGATGTATGTGTGGCTTCTGCAAGCTTAGCTTCCAAACGACTAATCTTATCCTCGCATTCAGCTTTAATAATGCGATAATCATTGGGATCTATATCACCCGTTAATAGCATATCCCTTGCTTTACCAATCCTCACATTAAGCTTACTCATGTCCACAACTATCTGTTTGGTTCCATTCTGCTGTTGACTACTTTGTTTTTTATATGTATTACTAATGACTAACTTATACAAATCCATTACCCCAGAATGCGGAATAAACTTTTTTAGTTCTCCAACAAACATATCATTTGCTTCTTCAGCCCGGTGCCTAAATCCGCATGGAGATATACAGTGATAATAATAATAAAGATTGTATTTACCTTTTGACGCACTACCCGTTAACATACGGCTGCATCTCGGACAAGTCAAATAACCCCTTAGCGGTAAATTATCCTGAGATATAATTTTTGTATTAGGCCGCTCTTTTCTTTTTTTACCATCAAGAGTGTCCTGTACATCATAATACAGCGATTCCGTTATAAGCGGCTCATGCTGCCCCTGAGCCAAATAGCTTTCTTCATCTTTAAATTTAGGAATAAAGATTTTTCCGCAATAAATGGGATTACGAACTGCTGTCCAGAAATTACTTCTGCTGCATTTTAGTCCCCTTTTATTTGCTTCCTTCCTTACCTGATCCGCAGCTAATGTTCCACATGCCACTTCATGAAATGCCCATTTAAGTAATGAGGCTTCGGGTTCTTTTGGTGCAATAAATTTACGACCGTCTTCACCTGCCTTATTTGAATATCCCATAGGAGCTGTACCCATCCATCTGCCTTCTTTTTTTGCCCTTCGCATACCATGAAATACATTCAAAGCCCTTCTATCATTCTCTACTTCGGGTGCTGCTAAATAAAATGCAAGCATCATTTTATTTTCAGGTATAGATAAATCTAAGGGTTGTTCTACACCCTGCGGTTCTACACCTAATTTCCGTAAGGTATTGATCATTTGATAAGCATCACCTGCATTACGGCTAAAGCGATCCCATTTAGTAAAAAGGATAAGGTCAGACTTGCCCTTATATTTCTTGATATCAGCAAGAAGTTTAGTCCATTCAGGACGATTAAATGTTTTCGCAGAATGATCTTCAAATATTACTTTTCTTACTTGAATAGAATTTATAGCGCAATACTTACGTAAAACTTCTTCCTGATTGCGTTGGGAGTATCCTTTATCAGCTTGCTCGTCTGTACTCACTCTTATATATAAATCAGCTACTTGCATACCTATCAGTTTAGTTGTTTGAACAGAAAACTACTGCATCTTTGTATAACAAATTTACGAAATTAAGGTGGCTTAAACATGTATAGCCACAGTTATATCAGCTAATTTGTGTAAAAACTCAAGTATTAGTTTTGCCTGTTCAAGCGTTACTTCCAGCCCGCCTTTTCTAAGTATTTCGACTGCTTTTTCAGATGTAATTTTATCGTTCTCACTTGTTTCCATCACACACCTCTTAGATAAAATGCAAAAGCCTCATTAAAGCTTTTGCAATGTTTAAATTTTTTTTACTCTTTTATCCAATCTTACTAAAATATACTTTGCTGCCTTGATTTCTCTTAAAAGATGGTGTATATCGGATATAACCATAATTGCTTAAATCCCGTATACATTTATGGTAAGTATTGCTGGCTGAAATCTTGGCTATACCCATAATTTCATAACTAAATACTTGTACGGGGTTTGCATATTGATGTTCCTTCCAATATTGGAGCAAAGCAGCATAGATACCAATATGCGTAATACTAATCCGGTAATCATTTTCGATAGCTGAAAAGAAATCGGATAAAGGTTTTAAAGATTCCAT